GGCTACGACCACCCGTTGTCGCCGGGCTGCACGATTGGCGGCGATGCTTTTTTAAGAGGCTACGACCACCAATTGCCCCAGGGCTGCACGATTGGCGGCAGCGTCTATTTGACGGGCTACGGCCACCAATTGCCGCAGGGCTGCACGATTGGCGGCGCTGCTTGGTTGAGAGGCTACGATCACCAATTGCCCCAGGGCTGCACGATAGGCGGGACGGCCTATTTGGAGAGCTACGGCCACCAATTACCGCAGGGCTGCACGATTGGCGGCGACGCCTATTTGACGGGCTACGGCCACCAATTACCCCAGGATTGCACGATAGGCGGCAGCGCTTTTTTAAGAGGCTACAACCACCCATTGCCCCAGGGCTGCACGATAGACGGCGACGCCTATTTGACAGGCTACGACCACCAATTGCCCCAGGGCTGCACGATTGGCGGAAGCGCTATTTTGGAGGGCTACGACCACCAATTACCCCAGAGCTGCACGATTAGCGGCAGCGCCGATTTGACGGGCTACGGCCACCAATTGCCCCAGGGCTGCACGATTGGCGGCAGCGCTTTTTTGGAGGGCTACGACCACCAATTACCCCAGAGCTGCACGATTGGCGGCGACGCTTTTTTAAGAGGCTACGACCATCCGTTGCCTGCCGACTTAAAAATGTATGGAGTGCCGGGAAAACTGTTGCTTTTCAAACAATACTCGCTGTGGAAATCCGTAGACGGGCTGTATTATGCCGGATGCAAACGCGGGTTGACCTATGACAAGGCCGTGGCACTCGGCGAAAATTTCGAAGATCAAAATCTTTCGACGTTGTTCATCGCTGCTATTCAAAAAGATTTAGGTTTAATTTAAATTCGCCTTGCACTTATTGTTTTTTTGAAAGATCAAAATGAGTTCATTTTCAGACGATATCAAAAAATTTAACGTCATGTATAAATTGCCAGTCAATGCCAAGCCGTCGTTGGATGTCGGCGTGTACGCGGGTGAGCGTTTGAAGGCTTTTAAAAGTATTTTGTCCGAAGAATTGAATGAGATCGATGAGATTGTCGAGATCATCGATACCGCTGCTCTCCCGTTGCCGGAGCTGGAAATCTTGACGATGCTGGCCGATTTGTTGGGCGATATTCAGGTATATTGCGCATCCGAAATGGCCAAATTCGGTTTGCCGCTGGATCGGATTTTGGCGATTATCATGCAATCGAATTTTTCAAAATTGGGGGCCGATGGCAAGCCGATTTACGACGAGCGTGGCAAGGTTCAAAAAGGGCCACACTACTGGAAGCCGGAACCTGCCATAAAATTGCTTCTTGAGACGGCTTTTCTGACGCCAGGGCAACAAGACGCAGCCGAATTTCTTCAAAAGCATAACGCAAAACTAAAATACGGTCGTAAAACAACTTGAGCCGTTAGTTCGGCAATATCTACGGGAGAGAAAATGAGCGACGCATTAAACAGAATAACCGATATGGCGAATCAGCTGATGCAAGCCGAAGAGAAAGTTGCGCAGCTTGAAGCCGACTTAAAATCCGCGAAAATCGCGCATCAAAAACTGGAACGCGAAGATTTACCTACGCTTATGACTGAACTTGAAATAAGTAAAATATCTTTGAACAACGGAGCGTCCGTGGAAGTGGTTCTCGATCTTGTTTGTTCGATTCCAGCAAATAGACGCGAAAGCGCGCATAGATGGCTCAAAGATCATGGTTTTGGCGGGATTATAAAAACGAATCTCGAATTGTCATTCGGAAAGGATGAAATCGCGGCGGCAAAAGAAATTGCGGAAGAGATCGTGGAAAAATTCGCTCGCACGCCAGAACTGACCGAAGGCGTTCACGCGCAAACGCTAAAATCGTTCATCAAAGAACGAAAAGAATGGGCGGCAAGCAACCCGGAAGCGAATGAGCGAGACCCATTCCCGGACGAATTGTTCGGGGTGTTCGAGTTCAACAAGGCGAAAATTACCATGCCAAAGGCAAAGAAGTAACAAGCGACGTTGCGCCGCTTAAGGAGCGCAACAAATCTGGAGCAATATCATGGCTAAAGCCAAACACGAAAACACAGCAGTAGTTGAAGTAAAGTCGCATCCTATTTCAACAAAAGAGGCTCAGGAACTTTCGTTCGAAGAAGATCAAGGCGGCGGATTTGAAAATGTAACGGCGGAATCTGTCGCTCTTCCGTTTTTGGGAGTTTTGCAAAAAGGAAGTCCGCAAGTAGACGAAGCGCTAGGTCAAGCGATTGAAGGCGCAAAAGCAGGCATGTTTTTCGAAAACGTTACCGGTCGAATGTTTGACGGTAAAAAAGGCGTCCAGATTGTGCAATGCGCTTTTCGACGGGTGTATGTTCAATGGACACCGAAAGGCGTTCCTGGCGCAGGATTTAAGGGAGAGCTGTTGCCGGAAGCTGTGACGCGGCTTCACAACGAAGGAAAACTTGTCGAATTTGAACGATCTTTGTATGTTCCAAAGCCGGACGGATCGGTGAACCCGAAAGAATGCGACATAATTGTCGATACGCGAAATCATTACGTATTGCTGCTGGACGAAGAAACTGGCGGTTGGACGAATGCGTTAATATCGATGTCGAAGACGCAAATTAAGAAGTCGAAGATGTTGATTGCGGGATTGGCAAGCGTAAAATTGAAAGGCGCTAACGGGATTTACACTCCGCCATCGTTTGCAAGCATCGTTCGGGCGACATCTATCGGCGAGTCGAATGATAAGGGCAGTTGGTTCGGCATTAAATTCGACATCATAGGTAAAGTGGCCAGACCTGAAATATACGAAGCCGCCAAAGCGTTTAGGGATGTTGTAAATAAAGGAAATGTTGCGGCGAAATATGAGATGTCTACGGAAGGGTCTATCGACGTCGAACCTGAAAAATTTTAAGAGAATCTATTTCGTTGAATTTGATGTACACGCTCTTCGAAACGTTTCGAAGAGCGTGTTTTTGAAAGATTATATGAAAATTACACTTCAAGGCGGAATTTACAAAAGAATCGGCGTCAACTGTTTCGTTTTTATGAGCGGATCTGCGCAGTCTTTTTCCGATTACATTCTCGTCCAGCCGTACACAATACACATCGAAACACAAGAACAATCTTTCGTTGAGGAAGAAGTGAGTTTGTTGATAGAGCGAATGAAAAGATTACGCTCTGCTACTGAAAGCGAGATCGCGGACATCACAAGAGCGATAGATAAACTGTGGGAATCTGACGCAAAATTTGCGGGATAACTGACATGACAAATCATTGTCCAGTAACAGCTGATTTAAACCGATACCTGGCGGAACAAGACCGACAAGAGGAGATGTCGTTCGCTGTTGAAGAGCTTGCGGAAAGGCTCATGGAGAAGGGCTGCGAATATGATCCATTTAGCGCAGAAAATTTATCGGAAGCTATCGGGGAAATGAGCGCTGAAGCGTTAAACTCGTTAGGCGATTTTTTACGATCATCCTTTAAGAACTCGGAGGAAAGAAATCTTGATTTTATTTATTTTTACGATTCGGTATTTACGTATTGGAAACAAAAATCCGAAGTTGAAGCGCAAAAGATCATTGAGCGCGAAATAGTGGACGGTCAGCGTCCGTAATCATTCATTTTACAAAGAGGGGTGCGAAAATGATTAAATCGATTTTAAAGACGAGTTTAGAACTCTTGAAGATTGCGGGAGCTGTCGCCGCCGCAATCGGACTTGGCTTGATAATTTTTGCCATTTTTTTCTTATCGCTTGTAGCGATTTTTGCGCTTGGCATGCTTGCTCTTCATTTTTTCGCGAACATGCTTGAATTCGTCATCGATCTCCTGGAGGCGTTAACATGAAATTAGAACGCCCAATCATGACCCTTTCCGGGCCTGCGCAAAAGCTTCTCGCGGATGCGCTAAACAGCGCGCAAGCCGCACTTAAATCGACAGACGCGAAGCTAATCGAAACTGCGCAGAATTACGTAGAGACCGCACTGAATGTGCTGCGTTTGATTGAGCTTGTCGCATTTGCCGAAAAGGAGCGGAAATGAAAATTGTCGATTTATTTTCGGGGTGTGGAGGCTCGTCCCTCGGGTTTGAAGGCGCAGGCTTAAGCGTTGACGCTGCGTTTGATTGGTGGGGCGCAGCGATTGCCGTGTATTCAGAAAATTTCGCTCACCCAATTTTTAAACAAGATTTATCCGATATTGACGCATCTGTTAAGATTATCTCGTCGTTCCGACCGGACATAATTATCGGCAGCCCGCCGTGCCAAGACTTTTCGCTTGCTGGTAAACGGGTTGAAGGAGATCGTGCAAGCCTCACCGTCGCGTATTCGAAAATCATAGCGAAAATTAAACCTATGATTTTTGTCATGGAAAATGTAAGCGGAACACAAAACAGTGCTGCCTTTGAAACTGCCGAAAGAGTATTTCGTGAAGCTGGTTATGGTCTCACGATGAAAGTTCTGAACGCAAGTTTGTGTGGAGTTCCACAAAAGAGAAAACGTCTCTTTTGTATTGGGAAATTAGGCGAATGCGATGAATTTCTTTCTTCAACTTTGGCAAGTCGTCAATCGAAAAGCGAAATGACTGTTCGAGACTATCTTGGGAATGAACTCGGAATCGATCATTATTACGTGCATCCGCGAAATTATTCGAATAGAGCGATATTTTCGATTGACGAACCGGCTCCGACAATTCGCGGCACAAACAGGCCTGTTGCGCCTGGGTATAAAAAGCATAAGAAAGACTTTGCTGAATTAACCGGGCTGCGGGCATTGACTACGGAAGAACGCGCTAGAGTGCAAACGTTCCCGTCACACTTCAAATTTCTGGGAAATAAAAAGGACAGAGAGCAGATGATCGGAAATGCAGTTCCAGTCAATCTCGCGAAGTTTGTCGCAAAATGCATCATTGAATACGAATCTAATCTTTGACTGAAAAAGGAGCGGAAATGAATTTCTTTGAAGTAATAGCGGACAACAATTTGTGTACCATAAACTTAGATCGCATTTCTCTGATTGAAGTGCATGGCGGCAATCAAACGCAAGTGCGTATCGACGGCAGAAGTTTGATTGTCAATCTGCCATATAAAGAATTTGTAGAAATCCTGCGCAAGCTTTCCTGATTATGCCGGATACATTTCTTCCACGCCGGTATAGATTGTCGAACCGGCGTGCCATTTCATTAAGTTTAACTCTCCAATTCCGCCCGGCGCGCAGTACAACTCGACCCTCGGGTAGGTAGGAATTCTTTCAGTCAACCCAACAAGCATTGACGCTGGCACTGGATCGGGGCCGTTTGTCGTTGATAAATCCACCGTCCTCATGCTGCAAGCCCAGTTCGAATATTGTTTCGTCCCGACGCATGCTGCCTCGAATAGGAACAATTGGTCGATGACAATCCCGTCTAGCGCGCATTCGCTTGCCACAATGTCCGCTAGACTACCGCCTCTTGAATGACCTTGTAGAGAGATTTTGCCGCCCGCAGCCAAGTGCGCCGAAAAGATCGGCTTCAGCGTGGCAGTCATCGCCGTTGCCGATTCCAAGAATCCTTTATGCATTGGGCCGAACGTCGGATGATCTGCGTTCTCGATTTTAAAATTATTTTCCCACATCGACCAATCGACAGTGCCGAGAATCGTTGCGGTAAGAAGATTGTCCATCTGCTTCAGATATACAAAGTCCGGCCCGATAGACAGCACTTGATCGAAACCTCCGATTTGCTTGCCTTGATACGCGCAGACGCATGCAAGGAATGCGGCTTCCTTTTTCGAGATGTTCATTTTTCTTCCTAAGAATGAAAAACCGCGTCATTCAATTGATGCGGTTTTTGAGTCTGTAGCGATTTGTAAACGATAAGCTACGGATTAACCGACTGAACGAATGATATAGCGATTTGCACCGCGCCAATGGCCAGTGTAATATCGTTTTGCTGCGCCGTTGTCAACGCTACCGCTTTTGCAACGTCCATCAACAAGGGCACGGCTTGCGCATCGATGTTTTGCAAATCAAGATTAGTAAATACCGCTCCGTCCGCGCAAACCGCCGCGACGAGAGTTGAAGCTTTTTGAATATTCGCTTCCGCATCGGCAGGAAGGCCTACAAGGCCGGTTAAAGATGTTAACGCTACGTGGGCTGGCGGACAAACCTTTGCAACGATCTGCGCAGGCGTTTGGACTGTTGTGGTCGGTGTTGAAGAGCATCCGAGCAAGCATGCGGCAAGCAACGTTAAAGTAATCTTTTTCATGATATAGGTTCCTTCTCTAATTGTTCGATATCGGTTTGAAATTGTTGCGCTTCTCTGGGTGAAACAAAAATGTACCTGGCTTGTAAAGGCAACACGCTTAACGCTCCATTCATATGGATTATTCGCTGTATAACGGTTTCGTTTTCCGGGACAAAATTGTCCATGCCGACTCCTTTATTTATGACTCGGCAACGTTGCGTACCCGCCTGAACGCAGCTCTTCCCCGTGTCTGAGTAAAAGCACGTTTCCGGCTACGTGCGTGCTTCCGTACATGTCCAGGATGCTCAAATTAACTTTAAACTCCTCATGCACGTAACAAACCGTCGCAGCGAGCGGCAGAATCTTATCGTGCGCGATAAAGTCATCTTTCTTGTGCGGAAAATACCAAACAGACATGCCTATATAAGTTTTGCTCATCTGACGTTTAAGAGTGAATCGCTACATGCGACGCGCCTTGAAGCTGCTGCGGCACTCCGACGAGACTGGCGAGAATCGTCGATTGGTCCGCCGTAACCGTCGTCAAAATGTTGTGAAGAGTTGCGTTGTTTCCTTGTCCAGCTTGTATGGCAATCGCCGCATCTTCCGCAACCTGTATTTTATTTTGGAATATCCCCGATTCCGTCATCATGTTAGGATCGTTATTCGTTCCCGACCATACGCCGCCCTCGAATGTGTTACTCCAATTTCCGAGAGCTTCGCCAGCCGTGATAATTTGCGCGGCCACAGCGCCTATAGTAGCGCCTCCTGCAAGCTCTCCTAACAGCGCCGTCATGCCTGCCGGTAGCGCGTTCCGACCTAATACATTTTGGTAAAGTTGATTAATAATTTGCGTATTGGTCATCCCGGCGAAATCGGCTTGCGCCTCCGAGGACGCAAAGATGGAATCGCACATGTTCGCAACGGTCATTGCGCCGTTATTCAGCGCAGCCGAGAAAGCCGTCATACCGGACAAAGCCGATGCGCGCCCAAGGATCGCGACAAATGCGGCAGATACGGCTTGCGTGTTAGAGTTTTGTGTGAGATCAATGCCGTTAAATCCATTTATCGCGTCGATTGCCAGTAAATTAATCGCCCCTGCGCCATCGAAACTGCTCAAAGATATTTGGAACAAACCCTTAGCTCCATAAGCCGATCCCCACGATTCGACTGTCAGCATGTCCGTATTGGTGTTGACCGCAACAATCGCTACCTCATGCAACCCTGCGGCTGCGCCCGTATCCATGCCGTTTTGGTTTGCCAAATTTGAAATAGTTTCTTCGGCAAAGAAGCCTGCGCAAGCTTCAAACTCCATGAGCAGCGGTTTCATTTGGTTTAAATACCCAGCGATTTCATTCGCTAACCAATTGTCAGCGCTCCCTGTTAGCACTGTTAGCGGTGTGATTCCGGTTACAGTATGCGTTGCCGCGTCGGCAAGATCGGTAGCGCCAGGCGCAGTCGTGTAATCACCATATTGGATTGTTGTATTTTGAGTCAAGCCGGACGTCTGCAATAGCGATAACGCCTCGGAAACATTCGTTCCAGCGTCTACGCCTAGCTGACCTTGCGCTTGCAGGTTCAGGTTGTATTGAAATTCCGCGTTTGAATTAAAAACAGGGCCATATAAGGATGTCGTCAGAGCAATTAGATTGGTTGTCGCGCACTCAACGCAATCCCCGACATTCCCCTGAGTCAGAACAGGCTGAGGGGTGAATGGAATTAGCGAATCATTGCTTTGCAGGAATGTTGTTGTCATCATCGACTTTCGTGTTAGAAAGATTCATTTTAACACTAGAAAGTGAATTTGCAAGAAAATGCGCAAAAGTAACGATTAACGCTGCGAGAGCCATTTCTATATCGTTCGGCATATGCATGCCACAAAGCGTGTTCGCGATCCAATCGATGACGGACGCTAGCTGAATGGTGACGAGGGCCGCTCCTCCAGTGTGGGCTGCGCTGGCGCTCATGCCAGGCTCCCGCCAGCGGAAGTATAGGCGTTTTGCAATGCCGCCATGCTGTTTTCGTGTTGCATGTATTGGCTTCCAGGCAGCGATGCCCACCGGCTATTGCACTTTATAATCGCGCTTGAAAAATTTCCAGCGATTATATCGTCAAAAGCATGACATTCGTGAATCAGCTGGATAGCGATCCTATCCTGACTACGCGGCCCGAAATCCGGGAGCAAGAGCTGTTTTTTGTACGGTTCAAAATACCTAGCCATAAGTTGATATCTTCCTGCCGCATCGCTATTCAACGCCTTGTCGAAAATGTTCGGATGCGAAACAAAGCTTTTGAACACGAGCGGATTTGCTGGCGTGCTTCCTACCAAAATTAGGTAGCCGTCATCAGTGACAGGATTAGCAAGTAACGAAGGCCCGATTTCGGAAAACGCAACGCAATCTAAAAATGCGTTGAGATTTGCAGGGACGATATTTTTTGAAAACGACATTATTTATCCGCCTTTTGATCTAATCTATCTCGAAACATATTCGCCATCGAACTGATATCCGTTCGAATCTGATCTATTCTGTCGAAAATAGATGCAAGCATGTCCTTGTCTGGGTGATGCGTCGCGACATGCGTTTTGAATAAAGCTAAATCTTCTTTCAGCTTTTCCAACCCTAGCACATTCTGCCGGATATTGAACCAGATTACAATCCCAAAAGCCGTGGTGACAAACCCCAAAAGACTAAGAAAAATTGTAATCACCTCGAACCACGTCAATTGTCCGTTCATTTTACGCCTGTTCGTGATGGATGATTTCAACGCTAGAAAATTGATAACCTTCTTTTGCATATCGCTGCGCGAGCCAAACAGGTTCCGGCAAGCAATGGACGCCCTCATCCTTGCCTATGTGGTGCGCTTTGCATAGTAATCTGCCATTTACGTTCATGTCATCGACGAAAGTATAAGGATTCGTTTCATCGAAACTTCCCCATCCGAAATGAGGGAAATCCTTTCGGATTTGCGATTCTTCTGACCAGTCGATCATTTCTGCGAATGAGCGTTCTATTGGCCAGTGATGCGCCTCTGGAGGGTGTCCAGTCTCTTTCTCTGTGCATCCGCAAATCCAGCATTTCCCTGCTTGTGCCGCGATTAAGTGCAGTCTGGACTTTCTGAATAACGGAGATGTTACGCGCGGATCATGTCCAGGTAAATTCACGTCTACCGTAAAAGTGTTTTTCTCTTCATGAGTTTCATTTATCGACATGATTAATATTCCACCATTACAAAACCGGGCGCGCCTGCGCCGCCGGTCGTTGTTGTCGCTCCTGAGTACCCCCCAGAAGCGCCCCCTCCGCCGCCGCCGCCAGAACCGTAACCTGCTGCCGCGCCGCCATTGCCACCGACCGCGCCGGTTGCTGACGTCCCAGTGCCAGCGCCGCCGCCGCCGCCGCCGCCGCTAATTCCGCCTGCGTAACCGATAGCGCCGTTGCTGACTCCTGCAAGACCGGGAGCGCCGCCGCCGCCGCCGGAACCGGTGCCGCCGATAGCCGCTTCACCTCCCGATCCGCGAAACTTGTTGTCCAAATATGTGCGTGCGGTATAAGCGTATATAGATGAGTCTTCGCCGCTGCTGCCTGCAATATTAACTCCTGGAGTTCCGCCCGACGCCGCGCCGCCAGAGCCGCCCCCTGCGCTTGTGCTTCCTGCGCCGCCAACGCCGCCGCCGCCTGCGCCTGTCGAAGCAGCGGAGCTAGTGCCAGCAACGCCAGTCCCGCCAATCCCAAGGCCATTACTAATCCCGGAAGCAGCCCCGCCGCCGCCGGAACCGGCGTATCCGGTTGACGAGTTGGTATATCCAGCCCCGCCAGCACCGCCAACGGGGCCTGTCAAATTAAGCGTTCCGCCCGATGCCGTCCCGCCAGCGCCGCCGGTTCCGCCAGTGCCGCCAGCGCCGTTCGATCCTGTTCCGCCAGCGCCGCCGTTGCCGCCTGCATTCGCGATAACCGGCGTGGCGAGTCCAAATTCTGCTATAGAACTGGATATGGTTACAGCGTAAGTGCTGCTCGGATTAAGAGTAGTGATAATCTGAGCGAATCCACCGCCGCCGCCGCCACCGCCACCACCGCCGCTGCCATGGCCGCCTGTAGCGTCATTCCCCCCGCCAGCGCCGCCAGCGCCGCCCGGGCCAAAGCAGGTAATCCGCGCATTTTGTGTCGAAGCAAGAAAAGAAGCGTTAAAATTGCTGCTCGCAAGGTATAAGCGAATATTCCCTGTTCCAAAAACTTCTTGCCCTAGTCCTGCTGAAAAAGTAAGCAGGAATGCCGCTAGATTTGCATTCGATTGAGTAAAATCAGATAGTTTTGCCATTACACCAATCTCCAAAAAGACGAAGCTGAAACAGCTGCGATATAAAATTGAGCGTCGGAAATATTCGCTAGGAACGTTGAAGCGCCATCCGCAATAGCCAACGCAAGCGTCGGGCCGCCGCCGATGTTGTGCCCGTTGCCGTTAATCGTAAGATTATTGACGCCCCAGTAGTTCATTTCATCGACGAACGTGTAGGCCCCAGACACCGACGCGGAAAGCGTCAACGTGATTGCGCCACCTGTCGTATCGACGTAATAAACTCCGGGCAGCAATGATTGCGACGAGTTTATGACCTCGCCGCCGAATGCCGGGAGCGGCCCGCCATCCTCAATCGTCCCTTCGTCATCAACGAATACAGAAATATGCCCTGGAACGATGCTGCCGCTACCTGTCACTGCCGACACAGTACCTGTGTTGGAACTGGCATTTGCCAGCGCGGCAGTGCCTAAACACGTCGCGGTCAACTGCCAGTAAGTGCCGTCGTAAGTCGCGGTCAAAATATTCCCTGCGACGATCTCGCCGCCATTCAATGCGATTGGCCCGGTTGGGCCATCTTGACGCATCGATTTTGTTCCAAAGGAGCCAACAGCCAGTGTCATTGCGCCGGTGTTGGTGTACCCGGCTTTCCACCGGATTTCTGTGCCTGTCGCAAGCGTTTGCAACGCGGTTGGAACAGTCAAAATTTGCGCATTTGCCGATCCCGTCGATGTGCCGCAGTAGAATGTGCTGTAGGCGGCGCTTGACGTCAATTGCGTCCACACCGCGCCCGATGCGTTGCCGGTTGTCGTGCAAATCCACAAAACTTTATTCGTCGAATCCCACAGAATCGACGATGCCAGAAAGTCATTAATGGGAGAAATGCCCGCAACAAATCCGTTCGGATTCCCGGCATAAACCAGCCCGCTGTTGATTTGTTGCCAGTTCGCGCCGCCGGTATCTGGATCGGTAGTGTTGTTGTCGGCAGTGCTTAACCACCATGACCCGCCCGCTGCCGAATAAAGCAGCGCGCCATTCGGATAGCCGCCGATGGCAGTCGAAAAGGCGGAGTCATAAACAACTGCCGCGCCCGCGTTCTGCCATTGAGACCAAGCGGTAATTTGATTAAGGATTCCATTCTCATCTTGTCCGAACGGAAAAGCGCCGCCAGCCGTGACGGGAACGAATGTCAATGGCGGAAACCCGTCAGTCAACGATGCCGCGCCCGCCTGAATGCCTTGTTGAGATGCGACAGGGATCGGGCGAATGTAATCCGACCCGGCATCTGCGCCCCACGGAATTGGGAATTTTATCGGAATTTGACTGGCTTGCATGTGCTTTCCCTAGATTTGAACGACACTCGCCAATACCCCAGCAGGGCGTGGCAATACGTTTGAATTAAACACGATAGAGATTTGAACTGGCGATAACGCGAAAGCAAACGTGTAAGTCATGGTCATGTCGAGATTATCTGTGCAGTACGATATTTGCCCAGGGAATAATGCTTGAAGAATCTTGTTCAATCCAGGAATGGAACCGTCCCAAATATTCGCGGCAGCTTTTGCCAAAATTAATTGACGAAACGCGCCATCCGACAGCGTGACGTTTTCCGTCAGCGCTTCGCCGGAATACCAGATTCCCGTGCCCCAATTACCGCCGGATAAATCCATCGCCTCTTCAAACGCAAGATACTTCGTTGGATAGACGGTCAACACGCGACCGGTGTTTAGTCCGACGATACGCCCCCACACATCCAAGCCATAGCCGACAGCCGTATCCACATTCCAAACGTTGTCGAACCATCCGTCAACCGTGCCACTAGCATCGACGGCTTGCGAAAAGTAATCGATCAACTGCGTGAGGACAGGCGAGTTTGCGTATTGCGAAAATAAGGTTTTGCCCCAGTCGAAAGGTTGCGCGCCTATCGGGCTTTCACCAATGATGAATTCACCAATACCGTTTGGGATTTGAGACATATTAGTTTCGTATTTAGCGAGTTAAGGGACGCTTAAAAATGAAAAACGCTCAATCGTCAAAAACGATTGAGCGTCACGCTATGCCCGGATTAATTTCAATCCATATTGACTTACAGAAGCACCGGAATCTGAGTGCTTGTCGCCGGGCCGAAAGTCTGCGTGGCTACAGGCCGCGCAGGGCAGCATTCATCTCGATGCCCTCGACCGTCACGGTCGTGATGATGAGCGAATTTCGAATACATTTCAGCAAATCTTAAATCAGCCACTTTCTGTTCGTTTATCAACGAGCGCGTCGTGGCCCCGTCAGCAACCAACTGCTGTCCGAGCAATGCGCTTGCTAATTGTGCGGCGGAAGCGGTTTGAACGGCATTCAATTCAATCGCTGCCAACGTTGCCGCGTTTTGCGCATTTACTTGCGCGGTCAACGAAGCTAAAGCGGTAGCGGTGGAAAACTGCTGCGCTTGCGCGGCAATGAAATACGCGGTCGATTGATCGGTTACGCGGTCGGTCTTGTTATCGATTTTGTCGGAAATTTTGAATGCATTTTCCGCAGTCGCATACCGACCGGCGTCGGCTTGCATTGCTGTTTCCCTACGAATATCCGCTTCAGCTTTCAGCACTGAAGTTAAATCGACTTGCCCAGTTACGGTGCCTGTTACGATATCAGCCATGAGGTAATCCTTAAGTGATTTAGAAGGTTGTTTATGGTTCTGTCACGTTTTGATTCTTGTTGACAAAACCATAATCAATTATATTCCAAATCAATGACGAGAAGATGACAAAAAATAAATTTTTATTGGATGTTAAAATTGTTCAATATGTAATAACTATGACACCGTTTCCACCGTTAATTCCGCTGTCGCCGCTATCGCCGCCAGCGTATCCGCCGCCGCCGCCGCCATTCGCGTTTATCTCACTACCGCCGCCGCCGCCGCCTGGCCCGTAGCCAGCTCCCCACGGCGAATAAGTGTAAGTCGATCCCGCAGACGAAACTTTCGCAGACGATCCGCCGCCCCCGCCGCCGCCGCTAGACGACGCCCCCGCAGCAGCAGACAGCGTAGCGCCAGTGCCTCCGCCTGATCCGCTCGGGCCGCTGCCGCCGTTACCGCCGCTGCCGCTGCCGCCATTCGATCCCGCTGTGCTACTCGATCCGCCAGCCCCTCCGCCTCCACCTCCGCCCGTCACGGATTGATTCCCTCCGTTTTGACCGGCACCGTTCGGGCCGCCTGCCCCTCCGCCCCCTCCGCCTCCGCCAGTTCCGCCGTTACCGCCTGCGTATTTCACGTTTCCGACCGACGCTGTAACGGCGCAACCCGCCCCAGGGCTGCTCCCTGGAGCGGCATAAACTCCGTTCGTTGTTAATGTCGGTTGGCTGTTCGCGGCGATGTTGATCCAACTCCCTGTGACGGACGCTCCCGAACCAACTTGATAGTGAACAGGACTTCCGGGAGTCACCGTAAGACTTGTAGATTTCGCATAACAACCGCCGCCGCCGCCCGGCCCACTTTCTGAGAAATCTGCGCCGCCTGCGCCGATAGCTTCCGCATTAATGGTAATAACACCTGCTGGTACAGTCCATGAGCCGGAACCGAGAGTAGTAACGATTACTACTCCGTGCGATGCGTTCCCGCCGGATGCTCGGAAAAATTTCCCTGCGCTAAATGGCGCTGAAGAAGCGCAGACGGTCGTAAGAAGCGCCGCTAGTAAAAATGCCTTCAGAAGATTTATCATCACGACCCCGTAAAATTCGCGCCGCCAGATTGTCCGTAGGTATATGTCGTGTCATGCGCCATGAAAACGTAGAAGTCGCACTTTCCGCTGACACTGGTAGCTGTTGGGGCCGTAGCTGCTGGCCACGATAGAGTGCCTCCGCCCGCCCATGTGACCGTGTACACGCCGCCATAGCACACTTGTATCGTGAACGACTGACCAGCAGCAGGCGTTGGCAGCGTAATAGTGGTATTCGCCGCCAACGAGAGCTTATGAAACGTGCATGTGGTATTGGATATCGTCACCGCGCCAGCTGAGATAGTTGGAGTATCCGCGCATTCTGTGTATCCGTTTATGGTAGGAGTGGTCAATACCGGTGTAGCGACAGTAGGAGATGTGTCAACCACAAATTTAGTGCCGGTGCCGGTTTGCGACGCGATACTTGTCGCGTTGCCGGACGACGTAATAACACCGGTTAAATTTGCATTGGTTACGACTGTCGTTGCGCAACTTCCAGCCGAGGCGGTGACGCTACCGGTTAGCGCCGGTTGATTCGCGCATTGCATATTTGGCGACGTCTGCGTGATCGTCTGCGCATTACAGACCCCGCATAAAAACAATATCGACGCGATGAGAATTTTAAAGCGAGTCATCCTTGCCTCCGTAAATACGCCCCTCCTAAATCGGGCCGATGTTTTCAATCAGATGGCAACGGAAACGAGCAACCAGACATCAACCGATCCAGCAGTCAATGTAGAAAGGTTCCCTCCCGTTGAATTCGCGGTAATCGTAATCGAATTCGTCGCTGTCTGGCTCGCGCCAAATAGCGATGCCACTAGCTGATAGTTTGTCGCTGTTACTGCAGAAAAGACATCCCATGTTGGAGTAATCGCGGTGTTCGTTCCGCCGTACCCAATCGACACGTTCACGTCCGATACAGAACCGCCGCTAAATGCCGTGCTTTGCTTCACTTTTGCCGTCTGGATTACTCCGCCTGCGGCAAGGGTGTACAGAGTAATCGTTTGAGTCGTTGCGGCAGATGTAAATGACGTGTAAGGAACGGTTGTTTTGACCCACGAAGGCCCTGACGATGAGCTGGCAAAACAATTTGACGACGAAGTGGAAATGATATGACCTGAAGAGTCGGAACAAATCGAATTTGCGATAGTGCCCGAAGTAGTTAAACCGGACATCATCACATTGCCGGTTGCTGACAGTGTGGTTGCGCTAATAGCTGCGGGCGCAGTGCCGCCAATAGCGGGAGGGGAAGCCAGATAAGTGCTGAAACCGCTACCCGAAACGGTAGATGACGCGCTTAAAGCTGTAAACGATCCCGCCGCCGCGCTTGAACCGCCAATAGCGGGAGGGGAAGCCAGATAAGTGCTGAAACCGCTACCCGAAACAGTGGACGACGCGGATAAGGTCGTAAATGCGCCGGTTGATGGCGTGGTTGCGCCAATCGTCGTACCGTCTATTGTACCGCCGGTGAACAGTACGTTCGCTGATTGAGTAATGATTGTTTGCGCTTCAAGGCCTATAGACAGCGCCGCAAAAAATCCTAGAAGAACATATTTTAAACTTCGACCCACCTTCTTAAAAGAATCCACGATAAAGCTCCTAAAGCGCAGTTGAAATTAATGCCCACACATCGACTGACCCGGCGGCAAGCGTCGAAAGATTCCCCCCGATGGAGTTGAATGTTGCAGTAACATTCGTTGTTGCAGTTCTCGACTCCGCCCCATTCGTCGTGACCAGTTCGTAATTCGTCGCGCTTGGCGCGCTGTAGACGCTAAACGCTGGCGCATATTTAGCGAGACTGCCGGAAACGCCTACAGAAGCGGTTACAGCCGAGATTGAACCGCCCGTAAAAGCGATGCTCTGCTGAATTAAGACTTGATGCACAATGCCACCGGCAGGCAGAACGAATAGCGTTACAGTATCTGTCGTCGCCCCCACACTTATCGAGGTGTAAAGCACCGTGTATTTTGCCCAGAAAGGCGCTCTAGGCGCGTCGGACGGAACTATCGCACGGAAACCCGGCTGTGCGGCACTGCCGCTGGCAGGCCCGGCAAAAACAGTGTTTGCGGACTGTGTATTAAGCGTTTCATTGATCGTTCCGCTAGTCGTGATTGGGGAATTCGTTATCGTATAAATTGGCGTAGACGACGCATCGGAAAAGCCGACAGAGGATACCGTTCCGCTGCTGCTGCAACTTCCGTTCGACGCTGCGGTAAGTTGCCCTGCCGCGTTTGCCGTAATGTTCGCGCACGTGTAAGGGCCGGGAGTAATGCCTGTTGGTGTGATCGTCGTTGCCGCGCCGGTAGTCGTCACCGGACCTGTCAAGTTTCCCCATCCAGGCACGCCAGCGCTGTTACTTAACATCAATGCGCTATCCAGCGGAAGAATAAAGCTCGTCAAGTTCGGAGCGGTTTGATAGGGGATGTAATTCGCTGCTCCCCCATAAATGTTTGTGATCGGAGATGGCGCAGCCCAATAAGCCGTCGTGCCGTTGGAGGTAAAGACATTCCCTGCCGTGCCGGGAGCGAGATAGTCTTGCTTGTTTGAAAAATAAAGATTCCACTGCCCTGCCGTGGGTATTTGTCCGTAGGTAAATCCTGGCGATGTTTGCGCAAAGGATGAAAGCAACTTTAACGCTAGGGCGAATCCTAAAATAATCTTTTTCATGTCGCAGTCGTCACATTAATGTTGGCCGCTGCCGTCACCGGCATTTGATTTATCAGCATTTGAATGCTTGTCGCATTCATTCCCAAAACGTTCATCGATTCGCTTCCAACGGTTTGGGAACTCGATACCGTGTACGTGCCCGTTGAGCCAGAGGAACCTGTCAACTGCGCTTTAATATACGTCCCCACCGTTACGCCTGTTCCGATCAAAACTTGCCCAACAGCCAGCGCGCCGCCAGTCGCTGTCACTGTTAAAACGGTCGTTGCGATTGATGCGGTTATCGCAAATGCGGGCGCGGCAGAACTTCCAATTGTCAATCCGGTAATTAATGCCCACGAGCCGAGCGCGTAAATCCCCTGGTAATATCGACTGGTTAAAATTAACGTTTCCATTTGCATGCGCAAACCGCCATCGCCGCCGATGAAAGCGTTCAAAATCGCATTTTGAATCAACGTGCTTGCGTTGGACGGAACGGCAGGCGACGGATAAATACTGACGTTAAAGTATATTTCGACATCAGGCGGGTTTTCGAACGAGATCGCATAAGGAATTCCTGGCGTGCTATAGACGTAGCTTGTATCATAAACCGTTTCTGTCGTATTGCCTTGAAGTCCGCAACCAGGCGGTTTTTTGCTCCAAATCGCATTGGCGATATCTTGCGCCGTGCCCCCCGCAACGCTTATATAAAGCGTATTCGCTTCAATGCTTACCCCTCCAAGCTGAAGCGGAATGGCCGCCGCCGTCGTTTGGCTCACGGAAACCGTATAAGGACTGCTGGAACCGCTAACAATCGTTGTGCCGTATGTTACCCCAGGCCCGCTAATAACTTGCCCTATAGCGACAGTCCCAGAGAGAACAGCATCGATCGTCAACGATGTTCCGCTGATCGATCCCGTAATCGTCGATACCGGATTGACAGCGTAAGGATAATTGTAAAAATTATCTTGAACATAAGCACCCAACACATTTGCAACATTAAGAATCGTCCCGAGAACGGATTGGGGAGTGTTGAGTGAATTGGCTGCGACGGAATTGAACCGGCGCGTTTCGAACTGCGATCTGCTTTCGACTAGCGATCCTTCTGCGCCATCCGCTGGATTATTGATTGTGTCCCATCCGCTGACGCCGGAAACGATTGTCGTCAATGTATTTTCCGGGCACGGAATCGGGCCTTGCGCGACGTTTGCGAACGGCAAAACGATGCTGCCACCTCCCGGGCCGCCAGGAAGTGTTCCCGCTTGCATGCACATATAAGTATTTCCAGACACATCTTGCGCTAGCGCGCCAACAGGAATTGTTGCACTTAAGCCTGAGCAAGTGCATTGAACGACCGTGCTAGCTGCGGGGATGCGCGTCATGTAGTAAATCCGCCCGATGGCGTCCTGCATGCGGCCTGAAGCGAAAGCTGGATCGACGCCATTAAAAAGGGCGAGGAGTAAGTCGTTTGTGTTTCCGATGATTGCAGTCTCGCTCACCGATAATTGCGTTTGCGGCGTTGCGGTCGAAGTAAAATTCAACCCATTGCCGAATGCGGAATTGATGTCGGCTTGCACGCCTGCGAGGATTGCCGATTCCGCAGGCGCAATGTAGCCGTTCGCTCCGAGCGAAACTGGAGGGACGTTCGTTGTCATTAGAAGTTCGCTATCGAAACGTTATCGGATGAATCGGAAATCTGCACCTGCCCGGACACTTGTCCGTTTTCAATTGACGAGATAAAACAAACAGCGACTTCGACTCCTGGGACTTGCAAAGCCGCCGCGACGAATTGCGACTTCATCAAATTGATTGGTGGCGTTTGACCGATACCTAAAATTTCCTGGAAATAAGGAATGCCTTGCGTCGTATCATACCAATACTCGCCTTGAAACAACTTTATTTGCGACGCAGCGTCTTGTGCCAAAGCATAACCTAGACTGGCCATTGCAATGTTTCCGTCCGAATCAATGCACAAGTCGTTGTATGTTCTGTCGAGTAAAAGCGTGTTCATAATAAAGTCACTTTATTCATTAGGAGGCCCGGTTTCGACAGAATCGTCGCCGCCTTGAATGTTGTCTACAGGATGCGCATGCGTCGAACCGATATCCACTCCGTTATTCATCATCGAACCGGTTACGGAGGCATTCGCTTCCATTGAGACCATGCCGGTCACAGTTAGCGTGCCGTCCACAGTCGTCGTTCCAGTCAGTGTAATTGTCGGCGCAGTGACGGCTGCCGATTCGCTTGCGGTCACGTCCGCATTACCTCCCGCAATCACAGTAACGTTTCCTGTTGTTTGCGCCGTGATGTTGTTCGGAGAAAAAATTGTGATGCCGGAATCATTGAATTGAATGTATTGCGTCGGCTGCGCGTTTAAGATGCCGCCAATATACATTCCGTCCGACAAATCGAACTGCCGAAAAGTCGCGGGGTTCGCTTGCGCTTGCGTATTGATTAGCGTCGAAATATCCCGGTCGGCAACGATCATGATTCCAATGTCGCCAGCCTGTGGGTCGATGATAATCGCGTTCGCGCCACCTTGCAATCGGCAGTACGGCACTTTATGAATGATGCCGTGCGACGTCATATTCATTTGCCCGTCAACCTGATTGATGAGCGGCAGAACGTTGACAAACCCGAACGGCGCTAATCCGCCGTCATTCGTGCAAGATTGGACTTGAACAGGAATTGCCGTTCTGACTTGCGACAAAAGCTGCTGTATCTGAAATTGAGTCGCGTTGAATTTCGACCCGAACGTTTCATTCGGTTGAAAGCCGTTGTAAAAATCGGTCATAGCGAGCTCGGTGGAGTGGGCGCGCCTAACAAGCTGTAATTTGCGCCTTGAATTTCAGTCATCCATTGACCGTCTGGCATTTCGCTTTCCAGCGTATGCGCAAGCCCGTACACCGTCCAGTTTCCGTTCATGCCTGTCACCTTCAGACTGCTGACTAAAGTCACTTGACCGCCATATTGCACGTTCGGATTGTACCTCGTTTTAATTCCGATCCCGATATTCGAGTAAGATGGATATCCGATCAAGTCGTCCTCATACGAAATTGTAGGAATTAAATCTAGCGACGTGCGGCTGCCGGTTGCAGGCCAAATCGCCAACACTCCGTCATCGCCGCCATTCCATTTAATCCCGGATGCCTTGATGACCGTTAATGCTTGCTGTCTTGGCGTTCCCGGCAAATATTGTTTCGGCAAAATGCCTGTCACGCCATTATTTTCAAATCTTAATCCCATGACTCCCGCAATCGTATTCATCGTGGACGCGATGGAAATTCCTTCGGGATAGCTTAACGGCACTGTCGGTTGCAACGCCTGCAATAAGCAAGATTGCGCAACGACGGTTAATATGCTATTCGGTTGAGAATTCAAGTCGATTTGCGCTATTTGAATCTGTCCGATAAATACTTGGGACATAGCTGTGGAAGAATCCCCGGCGCTGACTGCGATTGTGTTTCTTTGCGCATATTGCGGCGTCGAATAAATCGAGACCAAAGAGTTGTACACGGTCGGTGGCAGCCCGAAAACGCGCAGTTCGCACATGGACATTCCTGCGTAACCTGTTTTAACGATTTTCGCCGAAATCCGCAGCCCTGTCACCGTCACCTGATTATCGCCGGCTTCACCGAAACTGCCGGTGCCTAGCGTGAACGTCAGGCTGATTTGCTTGTTTGTGAACGCCATTTTTCAACCTTCTCCTGGCGCAAGGTCGAATGGATCGATATAGCATAACAAGTATCGCGTTCCAAGCCCTGGGCTGCTCGGGTCGTTTGACCCTTGCGTATCGATAAAGGTAAAATCGCCAACAAAACCGAGATACAAATCTCGAACGATTCTGTTTCGATCTTCGCAAATCACGCCGCCGATAATCAAAACCGCATTAACGTATAAGTCCATAAACAGACCGAATGCGTTTTGATAGATGTTTATCTTACAATTCTGCTGAGTCAAACTGCACGTCAGGGTTTGTGAAAAAACATCTTGTATCGGAACGATTTGCATTTGTCGTCTTCCACGAATCTGTAAATGAATCGCAAGCTATTGAATTGCGTCATCGGCAGGCGACGCAATTTTAACGACACTCCCGTCCTTGTCGTATTGCATTAAATGCCCTGTGTTTGGGTTGACCTGAAAGTATCCGTTCGCGGTCTGAGTGCGTCCCGTAAGTGGATTCACTGCGGTTGGAGTGACAATGTTTCCGTTTGCATCCCTAAGTTTATCGTCAAATGCTGGCGGCGTTGCTGATACAGCAGGAGTTTGACTGCTCGTTACTGCTGCTGCTGCTGCGGGAGGCACTGCCTCTGGAGGAGCAACAGATGTTGGAGGAGCAACTTCCCCGCTGGCTGATTGCGCTGCGCTAGTTGGATTTCCGTCTGGAGCTAAATTCGGGCCTGTAGTTACAGGAATCGGCTGAACAATGCCGCCGTTCACCGTGCCTGAGCCGCTAGGCGTCGCTGTGTTCGTAAAGTTTGCTGCTGCGGCCAGCCTTATTTGCAGCAGTGAAATATCTACCGTCAGCAATTTTGCGCCGTTTATTGCCGTGCGAACGTAGTCATAACTTTCAATCGATACATTTGAATAAGTAATTTCTGGCGTTACCACATCGTATAGATCAAACGAATTCGCCAAAGTCGCTAGAGTGGATAAGAAATTTGTTCGCTCGCTGTCGCCGCCGCCTTTTGTGAAAGCAACTTTAACCTCGAAAGGGGTTTGGACTTTATTGTAGGATTGAAACGCCCCCTGCTCCATTGGGTAGTTAGCGATTCTCCACCCTTGCTTGTAGTTCAACGACTTAAACGAATCCGGCGTCAAAACGATGTTCGTCGTGCCTGCGGCGAATATTCCCCATTGTCCAGCGCTGGAGTTGGCGGCAGCAACAACTCCAGGCGCGTCCGCAAACATCTGCGACGGCAATGTGCCGTATGCGCCAGCTATCAAGCTCTGCGCGCCATTTACCGTTGCTAGCTGTGCGTTCGTCACAATGCCACTCGGCAATTGCGCCGCGCCTATCCCGATGTTCGCCAGGCTATTTGCAACGCTTCCGGCAGGCGCTAAAAGCGTCCGCAAAACGTTCGGAACGCCTGCCGCGATGGGCACGTCTGGGTAGGACGGATTGTAAGCCGCTACGCTAGGATCGTCTGGGGGAGGGGGAGGCGGAGCTAAAGCCATTACGCAAGTCCTGAATTTGCCATCGACGCGATAGAAAAGTCTTGCATGCGTTCTCCGATCAATGACGCTACGTCCGCGTTCGTTTTTGCGTTTGGCGCATTAATGTTCACGGAGCCAACGTTTGTTTGTATCTGCGCGTTGTTATTCGCTACGCGATTATTGAGCGCCTGATTGTTCACCACGCTTGATTGCGCGCCGGAAATCACACCCTTGTCGATAGGAGGCATCGCCGACCTTGCATCCGACGACATAATGCTTTTCAACTTTGCGCCATATTCGGGGTCGGTTGCGTACTTTCCCGTCAACGCATCCGCATAGGCTTTAGGATCGTCGGTATGCTTTCGCGCTTCCGAATATGCCGCATCCGTTGCGAGCAATTCCGCGTGCGCATCGAATGCATCTTCCAACGAATCGAATTTCGCAAATTTCTGCTTCACATGCTGCATTTGCCCGTTTATATATTCAGTCGTTTCCGCTTCCACATACGGCTGCCCGCCTTTCGCTTTTATGCCGAAAGGATTGTTGCTGCCTGCAGGCATATTCTTTCCGCTGTTGCTTTCCAATTGATACTGGGCGAGCGTCACGGCAGCAGGGACGCCGTATTTCTTTTCCGCAGCATCTGCCGCAGCTTGCGCATCGGCACGTGTCGGCTTCGACGCGCCGAATGAAGGGCGAATGTTGACAGCCGAAGCGCCCGTTCCTTTTCCGCCAGCCAAAATTGCTGCGTTTTGATCCTGGTATGATTTTAGTTCGGCTTGCGCCTGTTCCGGCGTCCGGTTCGCTTCTTTGTATTTTGCGTAAGCAGTTTCGCGTTTTTTGCGATTCGCTTCTTGCGTATGTTGCCCGGTAGCCGCGTCCCAAATCGCTGAAGCGCGATCTTCAATCCAACCGAGCGCCCCGGCTAAAGCTTCTTTAATCACGTCGGCAATCTTTGGTGCAGCATCTTTTGCAAGAATAATAAAATTGTCCCACATCGCGTTCCACGCTTTGCGAATGTCTTCGCCGTTGCCTGTGAACAATGCAGAAATGAAACCTTTATTGCTAGCAATAAAGGTTTTTATTTCTGCAAAGACGGACGACACATCGCCAAGCTTTTCTTTTACGCCGCCAAGCTTTTCTTTTACGCCGCCAAGCTTTTCTTTCATGTCGCCGGTCATTGCGCCCCATCCATCCGTGGCGAACTTTATCAAGCCGTCTATCGCGTCCAACACGGAATTTATCGCAGGAAGGACAGCGACAAGAATCGTTTCCCCTAACGCTTTGACATGGATCAACGTTTGGTTCCAGCGTTTTTGCATTGCTAACGAAGCTGCGCTCGCTTTGTCATTGTCTTTTGCAAGCTCCTTTGCCGACTGAAGCTGTTTGGCAAGCTCAACATTTCCCGAGTGCAAAGCACGCGCAACGTTCTCGTCGATACCAAGCTTTGCCACGCTCTGAGCAAACACTTTTTCACTGACTTGTTGCGATTCTTTCGCAAGTTGCAAAAGGAACTCTTGTTGCGTCAAATTCGGCGCGGCAAGAACGTTCGTCTCAACGTGTGCGCCGCCTAATGCGGACATCGTTTTTGCATACTCGGTCAGCGCTTCAACCGATCCAACGTCGCCTTTTGCCAGCCCTTCCTGAATTTTATTTACAGCCCGGAAAGCACCTTCAACCTGCGCCCCAGTCGCCCCAAAATCCGATGCGGCAATAGCCCACGCATTTAAATCGGTCGTCGAAACGCCTATCGTTCCAGACAGGCGCTGTACGTCTCCATCGACGCCAATGATATGTTCGCCGAAACTTTTAATCGCGGCCAGCCCTAAAAAACCGGCAATCAGCCCGATAACTTCCGTGCGGATGTGAGATATCCCTTCGACCATCGACTTCGCTTGCGCGTCTTGCGCTTTTGCCGCCTTGGTTTTTGCGTCCGACTCTTGCTTAACCATCGACTTCGTTTGCGCGAGATTACGCTGCGCTTCGGCAATTTTATCTTTTTGCGTGCGCGAAAACTGAAACGCTTGTTGCCGTTGATTTTCTTTGAAATCGTTTAGCTGTTGTTTTCCTTGACCTGCCGTTATTTTCCCCTGTTTCACGGCAGCGGCAGTCTGCGCCTCAAAAGAGCCTTTCATTGCCGCTTGTTCTTGCTTAAATGCCTGCGCAGCTTCTTCCGCTTCGCGCTTAACCGCATCGAAAGCGCGTTTGGCTTCCGAAACGCCTTTTGACATTCCAGAAGAGTCGAGGCCTAATTCCACTAGAAGACTATCGATGATGGTCGCCATTTTATTAACGCTTTCTTCTCGCTTCTGCTTCTGCAATTGTCTTGCGGTTATATGCGTCGATACTCAACACTTCCAACGTCAAATATACGTCTTCCAACGAGTAAATAGTTTGCATCTCATGCAACGTCATTTTTCCGCTGGAAATCATCGCTCCGATGGTCGGAGGAAGATTTACATATTCCTTGACCGTTTCCCCGCCGTCATGGTCGATGTTAAGGTGACGGCGGGTTTTGAAAAATTTGCGTGAAGGTTGAAAACTTCTTTTCGCAATTTCAAAATCGTAGAAACCTCTTCGATGTCGCAATGAATGTCCGAGCGCTTCACTTCCGGGTTCTGCGGGTTGGGAATAATCTGAACGCACTGTAACATCTCTTCTAGCAAAGGTTCTAAGTCAAAATAATTGATCCCAGCCAATGCCTCAACACCTAACGTAACCAACCCGGCAAAGCCGCTGCTAACTATATCGTCGGGAATCGACACCCCGGATTTTGCGAGCGCTAAAAAAGCCCTTGTCGCCCACCGTTCGGTTTGAAACGGAGGCATTTCTGTCAGATAAAAAACCTTGCCTTTGTCGCGGCCTTCCGTTGCGATTGTTACTGTCGCGGTCTTGCGCATGTCGAATCCCCTTGATTCGCCCCTTTCACGAATTCGCACGGCCACCGACCCAAGGGGTGTAAGTCGGCCCGGTTTCCCGGTGCCGTGCGAAACTTGTTAAGATGTCGCTGGCGACGAGCCGTTAAAGACGAAGTAAAATTTGCGCGGCTGAAGAATCTTTTTTGCGCTTGGCAACGGAGGCGCTTTCTTCAAATATCCGTTTGTCAATTGGTATTTAATCCCAAGCCCTGTCAATGTCACTGAGACGGAAATTCCTGGAAATAGATCGTTTTGCGCAAACTGCGCCTGAATCAAATTGTCCAGAATTTGAATCGAAGGCGAGTTCGATTGCAACGCAAGCGTCCATGGCAATTCGGCATAGATCAAACCTGCCGACAAGATTCCATCGACGCCCATGGACGTTTCAGCGATTTCGACCTCTTCCGAGTCATACACGTCGTCAGCAGCGAATCCCTGCAACTGTTGAGGGTTCGGGTAATAGTTTGGAACCGTCAACATGATAATTGCGTTTGCTGCGGTCAGAGTTCCGAGTGCCATGGCTAGTATCCTTAAAATAAATTCGATTTATTCCACGTCGAAGGCGGACATGTTTAGATTCAAGACGCTCCCGCCGTCCGTCCACCAAAAAGTAATGGATGGACTTCCGCCATTGCCGCGCACGACAGAGCCTGGATCAAGCACTTGCAAATACCAACCGCGAGTTGCCAATGTCGTTCCAATGTTCTTTCCGGCCTGACTATTTACCGTTGCGATTTGCGCAGCAGACAAGTTCACGCCGGGCTGAATCGCGCCAAACGTCAAGGCCGCGTCAATCGTGGGCTGCAAGTAAGCTTCTATTAGCGCATATCCGGCGGGCACATAAGGGATAGCGGTTTCTGTAGTCAGCAGCGTCATCATTCCGGTTTGGAATCCAGCTTGCATGATGATTTGATTGATGTAACGTTCAATCGTGCCGAACGTTCCCGTGATCGTTTGCGGATAGAAGAACTGCCATTGGTTCGTGCGATTTGCGGCAGCAACATAAGTGTTGTAACCGTTTGCAATCAAATTCGCTAACACAGTTTCGCTGCTGACCGCCGGTGAAATCCCTGCCTGAGATTTATACGCTGCGGAAGAATTTCCGTTCGTTTGCGTCTGATCTATCGACGCGATAAATCCCATTTCAAACGCGGCCAAGCTTAAATCTGACGGCTCATAAATAAGGATCGTCCCCGAATTGCCATTCGCTTTTAGGATTTGTCCGAGCGACGATGCTGCGTCGGTCGATTCGGTAGGGGTGATGTCGGTGTCCCACGCAACATAAGCGAATTGATTGTCTTGAAGCGTTACCCATGCAGCGAATTCTTGCTTTATCGTGTTGCCGGAACCGCCATCTGGATCGAACAACGTGGTGAAAGAAACCCAATTCGACGTTTGCTGTGCCAACGCCGTCATAAACGCATTTGGCGTCGAAGACGTCGGAGCGGCAGCGCCAGCCGACACAATCGCGCCTGTCGCGGTTGTCAATCCAAGACCGACCGTGAACGCGCCCAAAGGCCCGAACGCATCGACAGCGCTAGACGCCAAATTACTCGGAGTAGCTGCTGCGCTGATCGTGTAAGTGCCAGCGCCGCCTGTGCCAGTTCCTAGCGCGGTAATTGTCGTTCCGACAGGCAACGAATTCGTGCCGTCCGTTCCCGTCACGACATCGCCAACGTGATACGTGCCGACAACCGTGCCGGAAATTGTTAATACCGTTCCGGTCGTCGTGCTGGTCGTCGAGGTCGCCGTGCCGCTTATCGCAGTCGTAATCGTTTCGCTTGCGCCGGTAGCAGTCGTCGTAAAAAGAAAACCGCCGGAAACGCTGTCGTAAGTTACAGTGCCAACGAACGCGGCAAATTCCGATTGGATATACGCAGCAGCAGCGGAAAAAGTTCCGTAAGAACTCAAATTGATCGCGCTGGATGTTTTCCAAACGCCATTCACTTCCAGCATCAACGTGCCGGACAGCGCTTCCAACTGCGCGGAAGTCAACGACGACACATTGCCGCCACGTAGCCATGCAGGAGTGGCGACTGTGTTGTATTGCGCGAAAAGAAGCGCAGCAGGTTTCTGAAACGATCCTGTGTTTCCGGCGAAATACACCTCGGATTGATTGAATTCGTTCGACGACAATCCAAAATACGCCCCGACATTCGCGGCAGAAGAAAAAGTTAACACTTGACCGATAGGAATGCGGCTGCTATTCGTCAGAAACAATCCGCTAAGATTGATTCCCGCGCCGCCTGCGCTTATTACAGCAGTGTTGACATTCGCAAAAAACGAAGCTGGAATCGATGCTGCCATGTTGTTTCTCCAAAAATAAAACCCGCACGCGGCGGGTTGCTTAACCTATAAAGTAACTTTAATCACTCGACATCGTGCAATACGACAGGCCCCAACGCAATCGCAAATTGCTGAGGAATGGTTACGATAGCGTTCGCCTCTAGCATGACATCTATCGTCCACCGTTCCTCAAATTGCTGTTCGCCGTTGATAAACGGCATTTGTTTCGGATCGCTTGTGTAAAGCGCGTCAAGATTAAATCCGCTCATCTCGAAAAAATTCGTTCCGTATTGATCTCGAAATAGGGTCGAGATGATTTGCGCGTTATCTGCGCTTGCAGGACCATGAACATCAAGCTGAATTGTCACTTGCGTTGTTTGCTCAACTTGCGATGTTCCTGCTTGCATCGTGCTGCCAGCGACGCTCTGCGAATTATTTACCGTGTACGTGCCAGTGCCGCCTGTTCCGGTTCCTAGCGCTGTAATAATCGTGCCTGCCGCGACGTTAGGGCCGTAAATCTGCGATCCAATTGCGACAGTGCCTGTCGTTATGCTTGATATCGTCAGCGTTGTTCCGCTGATCGAACCGGCAAACAATGTTTCTACTAACCCCTCGATGTTCGTTGCCATCCGCTCTTGGAACAGCGGCGTCATCGTAACGAAATTTGTGTTTGCCGGTTCGGGAACGCGGTTCGTTTGAGCGCGAATAACAGGCGTTCCTGTCGGTAAGATTGAAATCAGAAAATTTCTTAGGGTCGTGAAAATTTGCGTTTCCGTAATGCTTAGGGAGATCGACATGTCAACTCCCGTTTTGAAGCGTTAAACAAATTTTAGTCCATCCAGCAGAAAGCGCCCAAGGCTCTAACACCATCGCGCAAAGCCATACCGATCCGTCTGGGAGCGTTACAAGATCGCCGCCTTTATTCTCGCTACGAACGACGCCTTCCCAGTCTCCAAAAATATAGGCGGCAAGCCTGCGCCCCTGGATATTCAATCCATTCGTTTGCATCAAATCGTTGTATTGCAGCGCCTGCACCTGGCAAAAAATATCGACACAGTTTCCATAGCTCGGCACTTGCGTGCCGTCTTCCGCAACCGTGTAGCCGTTCGACGGTTGCAGCTGGCATAGCAATGGCGGATTTACCGCAGAGATATATCCGGCAGCAATACTATGCAGATTCATTACTGGTCTTTCACAGGAACAATTTCGCCGTCGTTCACCTGAAACGACACTGCGTTTGACATGTCGCCAGTGTCGATAAGCGTTTGGTCGTTCTTTTTTCTAGCTATCGTTTTCGGAGAAAGAGGCGCGTAGCGTCTTTTTTGAATTGAATTTTGCAATTCTTCGCCAAGTTGTTGCCCCATGAATTCCATAGCTAAGTCCACATCCCCCGAATATCTCTCAAGCGCCTTCGCCATGTCTTCGCCCCAATGATTTTGTCCGTCTTTAATCATTCCCCTAAAAAACGGCCGGGGAGGAGGGTTCGGTTCGGAATCTTTATCCTCTGGATTGGATTGCCCTCCAAATTCGTTGCATGCCGCGACATATGCCGTCGAAACGCCGGATTTAGTTTCCGTCGCACCCTCGAAAAATCCGACTTTCACTAAAGCGTCCTTATTTGCGAGAGCGGCCAGTTCTTTGAGTTTTTCCGCGAGCTTTGCGCCGCCCGAAAACTTAAAGGCAGACATGTCATTTGCGCCCGAATCCGTTGAACCCACCGAAGGGATAGCCGCCCTGCCATGGGTTCGGCACGTTGCGCGGGCCGGGGACATACCGCATTGTTCGATATTTTGTTGTTGCAGCCCAGAACGCTGCGCCATACTTTGTCTGCTGATACCATTGCGGCGTACCTGGCGGAAATTGGTTGTCGGTGTTGACTGTCACGCTGCCTTCGGTCGCTGTCGCAATGCGCCCGACGAGCGGCGAAGATGGCGTTACTTGTCCATTGACAGGATTTGCTAACGGCGCATTCAACGCAGCGATATGTGCCGTTAGCTGGTTCAAAAATGTAGCTCTCGCAAATGCAGGAGGGCAATTGTCGATAATGCTTGTGCAGGTGTTATCGCAATAAAGCTGCGCTTCCATAAAAAACATGCCAGCTTGCACAGAATTGACGGACGCGGCCAATTCAGGGTACCGCGCACTCCAATTTTGATACGAAAACACCACCGGCTGGCTTTGCATAATCAGTCCGCAGCGTTCCCGGTGTAAGGCGCAAAGCCGTGGCGATGCGTGTCGGCTGGGTTGCAGCGTTCAAGGCCGGACTTGACATCTTTCATTTCATTGGTCTGCGAAATCGCGCTTGCGACGTCATCGCGCGCAAAAATCATACCATTCGCGATGAATTCCGCCTCTTTGTTTTGTTCCAGCCACTCATCCCAAAATGCTTTTGGCACGCCATGCGTAATCGCATAGCCATTAGCCAATTGTTGATGCGGGCCTTTATTTTGCGCCCAGGAAGCGCCGTCGATTGTTACGGGTTTCGCGGATATCCGCTTCATCGACTCTTTCACGCGGCGCACGCCACCACCAAGCACAGGTTGATCGTATTCGCGCCAGTCGTGCAATTGCAGAATGAACGGGAAAGGAAACTTACTCGCGATTGTTACCGTTGCGCCGCCAGTAAGTTTGCTGTTGTCGGTCGCCTTCAAATTGTCCAGCGTCCGCAGACCTAATGTTTCTCTACTCATTTTGATGCCCCTTGTGATTTCAACTACGATTAAAGCTGCTTTAATGTTTCCTAAACCCCTACAAACCTACCATCGTAGCCATTGCCCATGGCTGGCGAAGCAAAAAGCCTGCCGAACCACAAATCATTTTTTGCTTAAACGACGAAGAATTTACAATGACAGGGCCGGATTTTAGTTTGGTATTGAACACGCAATACCCTGACTTTTGACCAGCCGCTTCTGGGCACCATAATTGCATCACTTCACCAAGCGCGCTGCCTTGGTTATTTTGTGCGGTCACAGCACCGTATTGAATGGCTGTTTTCACTTCCAAGTTCGGAAAATTCTTTTTCAGCAAATCCGAAACGTTAACGTTGAACGTGTTCGTCGCGGTCATAGCGCCTTCTCTAGCAGGCGACAAAGCCAATATAAACTTCGATTTCAAATTAATCTGACCGTCCGATTGATTAATCGATTGAATGACGAGGGATTGAATATCCGTAAAAATTTCATTCGCGGTCGCGGTAACGGTCGTCCCCGACATCCACGCAATGCCTCCAGCCGCCTTTGGAGCAGGAGCGATTGCAGCAGGCAAGTTAGGGTCGTTCAATGCTCCGTAGTTGTTCAATCCAGCCACACCCTTAAAGTATGTCAGGTTGGTGAAGTTGTCGAGTCCGAAAATGGCTGCGGCTTTTTGTTCCGCGACGAACCCGATTTTTGCCAAGCCCATGCGTTCAATTTCCAGATTGCCATAGCGAGCCATCGTTTGAAAAAGGAACGGTTGACGTTCTGGGAAGTTGGCGTTGATGCCGCTCGTTCCGCCTTCGTCGTAATCGCCGTACGCTTTTGTTTCATATGTCCGTTCAACGACACTGAAAATCAACGTTGTCGATTCCCACGAGCCTTTTTGCTGTTCGCCGAAAATATCGGCGGCTTCCAGTTTCGCGGTCAACACTCGAAGCAAATCGGGATCGAGATAATACGTTAGCCACGCAGGAACGCCAGACGACGGTGTAGAAACCAGCTGCGGCTGCGCGTCGAATGCAAGCCTGTAGTCATCGCGATATTCCGGGCGCAAAAATCTTTCTGCGCCCGTGTCGATACCAAAGACGCGCTTGTGTTCCGCAATTGCGGCGCGCTGCCATTCAGGCGATTGGTCGTAAACCGGTTTTGCGGAATCAAATGCAAGCATGATAATGTCCTTTTTAAGTAAGTTTAATTGATTAGCCGTTGAGATAACTTGTCATCTTGACAAGTTCACCCGGCGCACCGATTGAACTTGCAACCCATTTCGTTTCGACGCCAATATCGACAGTGACTGTTCCCGACGCGAACGTGTACGATTGCGACACAAGATATGTTCCTGCGCCGCCAAGACCGGTCAAGTTCGGGTTCGTCGCGCCCGTCGCCAAAATGTACGAATACGGCGCAGCCGAAGGGATGTTTGCGCCGCCAGTCAGCTGGTCGTTTATCGCCCACGTCCCCGTCGAAGAAGAATCGACCGTTAGCAGCGAGGTATTAGTCGATGTGATCGTTCCGGCAGTGACAGCCGTTGCGGCAGGCTGATTAAGCAGGTAAGTGCCGGCGCCGCCCGCAGTTGCCGATATCAACGCTGTAATCGTTGTCCCGGCAGTCAACGAACCGCTTGCGGCTACGGATAATGCATTCCCGACAGCGAAGATGCCGGAAGTGTTTGCGCCGGTTAGCGTCATGCAGCCGCCCGAAGCCGTGATCGTGCCGGAAGCGACGTTTTGCGAAATATTGACGGTATAGACACCGACGCCGCCGTTTGTGCCGCTGACAAAACCGGTAATCGTCGTGTTCGGATCGACAGGATTCGCTGTAGGCCCGCCGGAAATCACTTGGCCTGCGCCAAGTACCGTGCCGGAAGCGATTGCCGTGACAGTCAATGTCTGCCCTGCAATCGAACCAGTGAACGAAGGGCCTGTTGCCGGGATTGCTGCGCCGGTTGATGCGGAAATATTCTTAACGACAGTCGCGGAAGTCGCGGAGCCGGAAGTCGGAGGCGAACCGGTAACGCCGAACGAAATCTGTCCGGTAGAATTGTTCGCATAGGCTTTGTTGCCAATGGCGCTAGTCGTCGTTCCGCTGTTAAGCACCCAGAAACCACCGGCATTAAATATTTCGCACGGGGAACCTGGATAAGCTGTCATCACAGCATACGCGAGGTAATTCGTAATGATGCCTTGTTGATTGCGGCGGAAAAATCCGGTAGGCAATCCCGGGCCAAAACTGTTTAGAAACGTGTTTGTGGGATCGGCCCAAGCAAAGCACCCGACAGACAGCCCGTTAGGCCCGGCAACGAACGCGCCTTGACCTGCATCGACGGTGGACGCGACGTTAGCCGCCGTGCCGTCGCAAAAATCGCCTAGAACTGCTGGCGCGCCCTGGGTGTTCACTAAACGTGGAAAATCTCCGAACATGGTATTACTCCTTAAGATTTGAGAACGATTATTTGACTAGACGGAGAAGTTCGGGAAACGCCTTTTCCATGCCATCGCCTTGCGGCTGCGCGTCTTGCGCAATGCGCGATTTATGCGCTTCGCCCGGCTTCTGTTGCGCGGCTAAAACAGATTTATAGGCGCTCGGGTGCAAATCCTTAATATCGATTTTCATCGCTTCAAGCGCGGCTTTATAAACCGCTTCGGCACTATCCATGGCAACAAGCTTGCCGACGTAAGGCTTGATGAACTCTTCGGCTTCAACGATAGCGCGCATATTCGCCATAACCTTCGCTTCGGTTTTCTTTTCCGTCGCATCGCAAGCAAGTTGAATCGCTTTATCCATGGCTTTCTTCATTTCTTTCGCATCCATCATATCTTCCTTATTCTCTTTGTCATCCATGCCTTTTGCAGCGTCCTTGTCCTTCTTACCGCCAGGATTCGCAGTTGCCGCGCCCGGGGTCTGTGTCGGTTCGTCCTTCGCTTTCGCTTTTTCGACCGGCTTGGCGGATAGCATGCTTTCAATCTGCATTAAATCTTCGTCAGAGATTTTCCCACGAAGCATGCCAAGGATACTTTCGCACTTTGGGCCGGGATCGTCCATCGCTACATTGTCATCGTCAGGCTTTTCAGAATCAAGTTTGTCCAGTAGCGCGACGATATCTTTCAAATCGGCATCCGCCGCCAAATGCGGCTTGACAGCGGCAATAATCCCCGGCTTCTTTTCAAGCCAGTTTTTCCGCTTGACGCCTTCAAGGATTTTATTTAAGTCGATCTGCGAGTCCGCAGCCAACATCTTTGGGGTAAGCACTGCGAGCAAAGCTCCGTGCGCGAGAACCGCCTTTTTACTTAGCTTGCTCATAGTTAAAACTCCTGGGTTGAAATTGATTTTACTGTCGCTTGCCACTCTAACATCATGTCCAGCACGCCCAACTTGCACCAAAGCAATATGGTTAAACTTAATGTCGCGCATCACGCCATCGTAATGACTGCCGTCCGGCGAAACGCCTGGAGTCATGTCGGGGCGGTAATAATATGCGCAACTGATTTCCTGCTGCCGACCGGTTTCTACACCGCAGATTGCGTCTTTCGTCCAAATTACTAACGATTGATCCAGGTACGGCGCGTTGAACACTGCGTCCGTGCCTGTCGCTCCGACGATCGAATCCGGCTTGTGATCTGTCACATCAACCGCAACATGGTCGTTCAACAGAGGGATGTTATTCGCCGTTGACGCGCCCTTTTTCAATTCTTCCGGGTCACGATAGAGCAAATACACTTTATCGGCTTGCAATCCCAGTTTTTGATAATCCGGGATTTCTGCTCCTGCATATTGGCAGACGTTCGCTTTGCTGATATGCGTCAAAGCGATATGCATCCGCCCATCTTGGTCTACTGTTCTGACAGAGGCTTTATCGAAGGTTAGGGAATCGTTGGCGCGAGGGTGATCCGACTCTTTAAAATCGGAATCCTGCGCATTCTCCCGATTCATGACAGCGATTTGATCTTGCGTGTATCCGCAATAAAATCCTGCGTCTTCTCCCAAGGCGGAATCGAATTCGACCTCAGCGGCAGAAGCCGGTTCATAGCGCGGGGCATGCCTCCTATGAAAATCAGCCCACAACTCGCCTTCATGACCCAACAACTCGTGTCCCCATATCGACGGATCGTTTTCATCAATCCGTCCAGTTGTCGGCATTTGCCTTTTCACAGTTGCCGATTGATTCTGCGCTCCAGAAACAGCCTTAGTCTGAGGAGATGCGGCATTCGACGAATACTTTTCCAATTCTTTCGGCAATTCCCCTCCAGAGTGATACCACTTCTTTTTGTCTGCGTCCCATCTTGCGCCATGCTTCTTCGCATGGTCTTTGTCGTCGTATTTCACATTCAAGTACGTCCTTTGCACAGCTTCTTTTTGTTTTCTCTCTTGACGCTCATGTGTCCCGAAATTTAATTTGTCAGCCAACCATGGAGCCATCGATTTTATTTCGTATCCATGCGCTTTCGACGCGCTTTTTGGAATCCACAGCACGTCCTTTTCTCCCTGACCGGGATTTTCAACTCCATACGCAGCGTCGGTTTCTTTTATTATTTTCTTCGGGACAGTCAAGGTTTCATGCTCAGTCGGCTTTTCAAAAGGCTTCGCCAGAGATTTTTCTCTTTCTTCCTGCCTTGCAGCAGCCGCTTCAGATTTCCGTTTCGCTTCTTCAGATTTCCGTTTCGCTTCGATTTCCGCCCTTTTTATCGCGGCTTGTCGATAAGGCTCCGCCCTCTTTTCTCTTTCTGTTCTTGCACGCTCTTTTGCTTCTTCTGCGTTTTTCTGAACGACCTCTTCATGTTCTTTTAGAAGATGGTCGAACTTTCCGCTTTTAACTTGTTCTTTCCATTGAGAGCGCGAGCCTTCGCCTTTCGGGCCATGCTTTTTGTACAAATCCTCGTTCTTCTGAATGCTTTTCCTTTGCTCGTCGGAAAGCTCTCCTTTAAATTCTGACGTTTCCAAGTCATTAAACGCAGTCTTTAAATCGATTTTTTTAGACGGTTGCTCACTTGCTTTCGGCGAATACCCCAAAAGTTTTGTTACATCCTTGCTTTTGCTTTTCGGGGAAAGTTTCTTTCCGTTTAAGCTCCCGCCAGCGCCGCCAATCACTTCACCCTCGCCGTTCAGCAACAAATGCGTACCGGTTTGGGACGTTATCCAATGCTGTGAAGCATCCTTCGCCATCTTCCCCATAGCTGCGTCAACCACTTCTCGCATGCCGTGGTGCATCGGCTCAGGAGCATCTACCAACTTGCGCCAAACGAATGCCGTATGCTCCGATTTATCGATTTTCGGCGTAAATTTATGACGAACAAACATGCGGTAGGTAATGAAATCCACATCGCTGCCGCTATCGTCTTTACTAGACGTGTCGGCTAGCTGTTCTAGCTCGCCATACGGCATTGCGCCGATCTCTTCTCGCGTTTCGCGCTTGGCGGTTTCTTCCGGCGTTTCGTCTTCGTCAGCTCTGCCGCCTGGAAAATCCCATTCGTTCGGATGATTCGCGTCGGGAGAGCGCAATAGGAATAGCGCCTCTCCTTCAGGCGTGACCAGCATTATTCCTGCGCCTTTGATTTTTTCGTCAACTGACATGATAAAGTGACTTTACAAATTACCGCAAACACAAAACTGCGCTAGCTACAATCAGCGCGCACAAAACCAATATCCCGGAAATAAGCAACATGTCGCGGGCAAACATCGGCACAGGCTTGCGCATATAGTAATGATAATGTCGCACTCCATTTTCTTGCGACGATAACGAAAGTTGCGCGCCTTCCTCTGCGCAAGCAACCAGCTCTTCAGATTGCATCAGCAGCGGCTTTTTATAAAACCAACCTCCATCGTCCGCAAGCCAAATGGTTTTCGGAAAGACGACCGGCGGCGCGCCTTCCGGTTTCGTTATCAGCTGCACTATTTGAGCGGTCATGTTAAAACGTCCCCTGGTTGACCAAAAATTGCCCGACTGCCGATGCCTGAACGGTGCCTGTTGCCAGCCATTCGTACTGGAACAATCCAATCTGATCGGCAAGTACAGCGCAAGTGTAATTCCCTGTTGACGGATTTAAAATTGCAGAAGAGTAATCCGTCACGACGCCGCTAGGCGATTTCACCCTAAAAGCCAAATTCTGCGCATCAATCAGTGCCCCGGTAGGCGTCGTTAAAGCGATGCTTACCTGAATCAATGTCCCTTGCGTATAGAAGTTCATGAGTTCTCATTTACGCGAATTCGAAAAGCTTTTTGATCTTTCGTTTTTACACTAAACGCGGAGGCATCCAACACAGTCATTCTTGCGATTATCGGGCCAACGAACGGTGAGTAGCCTGCGACTACGCAAGTGCCAGCTGCTGTGCCTGTTGAAACTGCCGTTGCGCTAATAAATCCACTGACCGCGCAAGTGCCAGCAGCGGTACCCGTTGAAACAAAAAACGAGCGTCCGGCTGCATTCACCGCGCAAGTTCCAGCCGCTGTGCCTATTGAAACAGCAAATGCCGCGCCTATCGCTTCAACTACACAAGTTCCAGCCGCTGTGCCCGTTGAAATAGCAAACGTGCCACTAAACCCGCTCACTACACAAGTGCCCGCGGCTGCGCCTGTTGAAGCCGCAAATGCAGCGCCTATCGCTTCGACTACGCAAGCGCCTGCCGCTGCACCTGTCGAGACTGCTGTCGCGCTGCTAAACCCGCTTACTACGCAAGCGCCTGTCGCTGCACCTGTCGAGATCGCAAACGCCGCGCCTATCGCTTCAACCGCGCAAAAGCCATTTGCTGCGCCTGCCGAACTAAAAATCGAGTGTCCGACCCCGCTTACCGTACAAGTCCCGTCCGCGGTTCCCGTTGCGGTCGAAGCTCCTGACGATATAAAAAATCCAGGCAGCTGATTGCGAAAAACCTGCCACGGATTTTGAATCGTCGCGGTAAGCTGCAATATCTCTTGATCCGTCAACGCCTGGTTGAACATCAACACAACAGCCGCTTGATCTAGCCATTCTTGCGAGATCGACGGATAGCCTTGTGTCGCGCCTATAATGACGTTCGACGAACTAGGACTGCTTGTTCCGGCGCTAGTGTCGGGAGATGTTCTTTCACCAAATGCAAACCATGAAATCAACCCGGTCCCAGGGTTATATCGGCAAGCGACCGGGGTGTCAACGTAGGACGCGATTGTTACATTCGATTCTTGATAGTCGGCAACGCCGAAAAACGTCAATTGTTGACTTGTAATGTTTCCTTCCGACCCGCCGCCTGCCGTAATTCCGCGTGACCATGCCCACCCGGAATTGGTGGCAGCTATCCTTGAGTAATCCCCGCTGCTGTAGTAGTCCTGCCCTGCCGCAGCCTTCCAAATCGAAATTAACGTCAGCCCGTTCGCAGTATCTATCGTGACGTCCGACAACGCTTGCGCGCTTCCCGCGTAAGATATTCCTGACTCGATAATGTTCTGTAGATACGCGCCGTTATTCTGCCAACCTATCCCAGTAACTAAGTTGACGAAACCGACGCTCGGCAAAAAAGCTAATTGAAGCCCACGCGCCAACCAATGAGGATCAATCTGTATCGGTTGCTGCGGTTGCCGCCCTTGATCTGCGGCAGGCCAAACGACGCTGGACAAATCATACGGCGTACTCATTTACGTGCCAGGACTCCACGGTGTTGCGGTAAGCGTGCAGCCGGACGCGATTGTATATCCCGTCCCGTTGTTGTACAGCCAGTAATCGCAATCTGCGGAAAGTGGAACGGCATTAATTGTCATCGTCCACGTCGTCAAAACGTTGGACGTAGATGGAACAGGATTAAACGTTCCCGCCACACGACCCAACAGCGATGCGGAAGGCGTTGGGCCTTGCGTCCCGGACGGCGTGCGATCAACCGCAATCAATTGCACCGATCCCCCGGAAGGGGCCGTTCCAAATGTCGCGCCAGTCAAACAGAAATCGGCAAGCAAATATGCAGCGGAAAGCGCAGAAATTTCCAATCTCATCGCATCCGCGCTATTCGCGTAAGCATTGTTCGCAATCGCATTCGCGGTTGTCAACGTTACCGGCGTTCCAGAATCGCGAATCAGAGGCGTAGACATTTAATATCCGTTCGCGTTAAGAACATTCGACACGCGATTGTAACTGATCGAATCAGGCACCGTGCAAAGCGCTATGATCGCTGCCGCTTGCGTCGAAGTCATTAGACCGTCGGTAACAAGCGCGGCTAATTGCGCTTGCGTTGCCGACAAAGATATGTCGAGAATGCCTTTGTTGAGCAACATAAGACCCCAATATAAAGGAGATGTGTTTGCCGACGCTGCCGATTCCATCGCACCAAGCACAACAGCGCCATCAACGGGATCCAGCGCTTGCAATACATTGCCAATGCCTATTCTCGTCGTCACCTGTTTAGTCAAGCCTACGCTTATTTGTGCCGCGATAGCAACATCGCCAATCGTTTCGCGAGTCTCCTTCGTCAATCCGGGATAAGCCGCCTGAATCAACGACAAAATCTGGGTGTCAGTCATATCAACTCTCAGACGCCATCGTAGCCGTCGTCAGCTGCGGAGTCACGCCTGTAGAAATTGCAAGCGAAGGCGTAATCGGCCCCGCATACAAGAATTGCGTTGCGCCGGAAGCTGCAACGCCAATCGAAAAATAAGTTGCGGTAGTTGAGCCGCCTGTGCATGCGGGAAAAGAGATTGCCGCGACAGGTTCGACAGTGTTTGTCGAAACAGTCCAGCCGCCAGACGTTCGCGCAACAGCGACGCGGGCATAACTTGTATAGGCAACCTCGTTCGTCGATTGATTTCCGCTTGCCGTGGGGTCGGCAGTATGCAGCGCCACGTACAAATTTGTCAGCGGCGAAGAAGAAACGTTCTGAGCAATCGTCGCTAAAGTCGTTGCGTTGAATAATAGCGCAAGCAACCCGTTAGACCAATAACCGCTTTTTTCGCCAGCCATAAATTATCCGTTCGTCCTTGTTGCGATGTTAGTTGAGTGGGCAATTAAACGCATTGAACAGCGGCAATTAAAATCCGTGCCCGGCCACACATATTTTTTCGATACAAAAGAGTATTTCCCCTCTTTCATGTTAAACATCGTGCCACTCCAATGCACATGCTCAGGGCGCGGCTCTTTTCCCGCATTAGAATGCACCCACTGTGCCTCTTCAATCCCCAGCCGTTCCGCTCTAGCTCTCAAAATCTCCGCAGAGGCTTGGTTGTTGGATGTCCTAGCAATCAACGATGCCCGACGTTTGGTGATTCCGTATCGGTTTTGCAGCTCTTCGCGCAGCCCTCCGAGATCACGCCCAGCCATGACGGAGCGCATAACGATCTCATTCACATCCGACAGATGCTCACTAGCAATCGTTTTAATGAGCGAAACGTTTTGATTAACTGCCGCTGTCAGAATATCTTGAATGACCGGCGTCACCTTGAATTCGATAGCGAATCCAGCCTTCTTTAAAGTCGCTTTAAGCGCGGCATCCGTTCGGTCTTTGTTTGCTTGCATGTAATACGCGGCCATTTCAACAGCGGCTTCAGCAAACTTGCGATTCCACTTTTTCGCTAAGCGCTTCATAACGAGCGTCAAGAATGCTGCCGGGCTGATGTCTTGTGCCATTTCCGGCTTATTCGCTTTGTACGCGGCGCTCAACCAGTACACCAACGAGTTTTGCATCTCGTCGATGAGGCGATCAAGCTTGCTTTGGTATTCGCGGATCAAACCTTCGTTCGGGTTGATTGCCGCCAGTAGCTTACGCTTTCGCTTCATCTCTGAAACCGGTAAATAATTTTTGCGCACGAAGATACTTTTTCGCTTCAGCGGAAGAAGCGTGATTCGGCACTTCAATATCCAAAGCGCGAACAGTCATCGCCAGCAGCGAAATGAGATTCCTATTCTGTGCTTCCAGCCGCCTAATTTCCAATGCGTCTTTATTAGTCATTCTTCGTACAGCGCCTCGTTAAAACTCCTGACCAGAGCGAGCATAGCGCCCGACCTACGCGGCATGTTTCGAATATTCGCTGTCGCGCCTTGATTGATAAACTGTTCGACTTGATCGAGTTCGATGTCTGCTGAATGGTTTTTGCTTTGAATATTTTCGATTTGCGCAGCTGATAGGCCAAACGCAAATCGACTTTCAGGAACGATTACCTCTTCCGTTCCATCTTCGCGCATCCGAACGAAACTGAATTTTAAACGGAACTTTTGATTTTTCATGTTACGAAGCGGCATCCTCTTCAGGCTCGATGTCCTCTTCAGAATATCCTTCAAGCTCCAGACCGCCAATTTCAACCGCACAGTTGTCGAAAGTTGATTTTTGACTGCGCGTTTCTTTGACGACCGCCTCAATCGGCGCGTTAATTGTTTCAATGTCGATCTGTCTCATCATAAACCCCTTTACGATTAGTTATTCGGCAGCAAAATTGCGGACGCGGCGGAAATTATAGCATTAATTCCAGACGAATTCGCTATCGTAACCGTCGTAAAATTTGCGCCGTTCGTCGTGATCGTAGCGAATTCATTCGCGCCGCCAGTGCCGACCGCATCGACAGACGAGCCTGTGCTTAACGTATTGAGATAATCAGACGACTGCTCAATCGTCGCTGTGGTCGCGGCGCTCGCCGTCCAAGAGAATGTCAAACCGCCATACCCCTGAATCGCCCCATTCAACATGTTGTATTGCGACATAGGAATGACCGGCAATTGCGCTGTCGTTCCGGTCGGAACGACAGACGGCACCGAGATTGCAATCGGCAATTGCGAGTTACCTGAAATGCGCAAAGGATAAGCAGACGCGCCAGGCAAAATTAAAGTAGGAATTGCTGAAATTTGCGCGGCAGTCAGCGCAGCAGCTTGTGCAGTCGGCATCGCTGTCCATTCTGCAATCGTCAGCGCAGCTATTTGACTCGACGTCAACGCTTGAATCTGGCTTGTCGTCAACTTGGCAAATTGCGCGGTCGTTAGACCAGCAATTTGCGCCCCGGACAGCGCTTGAATTTGATTCGTAAGCAACGCTTGAATCTGCGCGGTCGTCAACCCTGTCGTGGAAACCGCAGGGATTTGTGCAGTCGTCAACGCCTGAATCTGCGCGGAAAGCAATTTTGACGCCTGTAACGTGTTTAGTGCTGCAAGACTAAACGCCGACAACGATGCCACTTGACTTGTAGTCATTGCCTGAATTTGCGCGGTCGTCAGCGCTTGCGCATCGGCAGTCGTCAGTCCGCGAAAAACCTGATTCGTGTTGAGTGCGGCAATTTGTGCAGTGGACATCGCCGCAAAATCGCCAGACGGCAATGCAATCACAGCGGCAACCGGCAACGCATTCAACTGCGCGGTGCTTACGGATGCAACCTGCGCTGTCGTGAGTCCAGCTAAATTCGAACCAAAGCTAGTTGCTTGCAAAGTGGTTAGCGCAGCGACATCGGTCGCCGTCAGTGTCGCAACCTGTGCCGATGTTAGCGCTGTAATCGCGTCAGACGTAAGCGCAACAGCTTGGCTAGTCGTCAGCAACGCGATATTGGCGGTACTAAAAGAATGAATTTGATCGGGGATGAGTCCGCTTGAAATCTGGTTTGTCGTTAGCGCTTCAAATTGTGCCGAGTTGATCGCTGCCACTTGCGGCGGACTAAACGCGCCAATCTGCGCAGTCGTTAATACGGAAAAATCATTCGTCGGTAGAGATGACGTCTGAAGCGTCGTTAAACCTTGATTAATCTGCGCAGGAGTCAGCGCGGTCACTTGAGCGGTCGTCAACGCCAAAATTTGCGCCGTCGTCAAGCCTGGGACTGCGCCTATTGAGATTGACGCAACTTGCGCGGTCGTCAACGCCTCATTGATTTGCGCCGTGCTTAACGCTTGGACTTGTTGAGACGACAAAGCCGCAACATCTAACAAGGGCATATCCGTAAGCGTCGCAGTCACGAAAGCAGGAATTTGCGCAGTCGTTAATCCGGGCACTTGGTCAGGAAACAGCCCAAGGATGTCGTCCGTCCCTGCCGCAGCAATCGGAGCGGTGCCTAATGCCGATATTTGCGCAGTGGTCAATCCTGTAAAAATCGAACTCATCCTGGCAATCCTAAATTAATTTTCGCTTCGATTAAACTTGCGTTCAGCTTGTGCGCAGCATCTTCCTGCTGCTCTAAAACGATGCACATTTTCGCGACTTGAAGGCGAAAGCTGCGCAAATTGTCGTTAAAATCGGAAACTGCCGCCTCCATTGTCGCCAAATCTTCTTTAGTCATGATTCGCAAATCGCCTCTTTGATCTTTTTTCGCGTTCGGCTGATACTCGATTTAGCCGTCCCGACAGGAACTCGATGCTCGTCGGCAATCAACTGATATTCATCAACTTTATGAGATGAGCCTGTTAGACCCATGCCCGTGTTAAGCCAAGACACGAAGATCGCCTTGTGCAGCTTTTGCTTAGCTGGCGCACAGCGCCTACGAATGCCGCAACTAAAAAGATTATCAAGCGCCGCATCTGCCTTTTCAATGTCGCTTCTGTTTTCGCAAATCCGCGCCGGATCGGCTCTTAGATCAAGCATTGATTCCAAATCAAAGCCATCATCAAAATTACCAGGAAGATCGTCAGCATGATAAACGTCTACAAACGGCATTTTCTTTTCTTGTCTAAATTTATTCTTGAGAAGATTCAACGCTATAGAATTAATCCACGTTGATAAGGCGCTTTCGCCGTTAAAACTCTCTCTCTTCGTCAAGGCTGTCAAAAAAGCGTCTTGAACGATCTCTTCCGCTTCCGCTTCTCTGCCGGAACGGTAGCGACAAATAAAAAGGAAAATCTTCCTTCTATCTCGTCGATAGCAATCAGCAACTTCTTCAATCGTCAGCATGCTCGTCATTATTCTTGTCATCCTTTTCTTCAGGCTCGTGCATGTCGTGCATGTCTGGGTCTTGCGAAGGGTCGGCAGGAGGTTCGATCTTTGCGTTCAAGTCCAGTCCGGTGTAAAGACTGTCCTCCTGCTGCGCAATTCTCGTCCGTTCTTCCTGCGGCGAAATGACACCGGCATCGATCAGCGCCACGGCTGTGTCAGTTTCTGTCTTGCGCATCGCGGATAGTTCAGTTTCTGTCGGAGAATTCAACTCGACCCATTTAAACCCAATGTCGGAATCGATTTCACCGAGAGTCGAGAGCATGACCAGATTCAGCACTTTACTCAATAACGGCGTATAAATTTCCTGATTTGCCGAGCAATTGTCTTTGAAAATCTTTATTTCGCCTTCACTAGAGGCATTCAAGCCTTTCGGTGTGATGCCTGTCAGATAGACCAAAGGCACCCCGGTAGGAGCGCTCATTTGCTCTTGCGCCTGCGCCTGTAGATCAGCCAGCCCTGCCAAACTTGCGGATACGTTGGAAAATTCTTCCGTATCCTTGTTTATGGCATTAACACCATGATTATCGCGCCCGAGATTGAATATTTGCATGCGCGCAAAGAAGTCTTCTGCACCTTCATTGTTTAATATCGCGGACATGTCCGTTGAAAGAGTCCACACCGTGAAAGAGTGAACAAGATCGCTAACTGATTGCCGCGTCCGAAGCCAGTTGTCCACGTAGGGCGTCATCATCTGCGGCAACGACAACCCGGCAAACGAATACGCAGGTTTTAAAATGTCGGGAACAGGATGCGGCACAAAAGTAAGCAGTCGCGAACTGTGCACTTCCTTGCCCATCACAAACCAGCTGATCGGCTTATAAAACGTCTCATCTAACAGGTCATCAGCGTTATAACGATTCGGGTAACACCAAACCGGTTCGATAACCGTTAACCGTTTGATCGAGTTCAACCCTATTTTGCTCTTCGACTCAATTAACTCAGTCGTCAGCTCATGCTCGTCCAATTGATCGGATTTCAAACCGACATCGATGAATATCTGCGAGCGCCCGAATCCTTCCGCTTTCCAAATCGCCTCGTGAAATACGCCTTGTACATTCAAGCGTTTGAACTCTTTTTCGATCAGTTTTATTTTGTCGGACTTGTCTTCTTCGCCAACAGCCTGAAACTTGATCCAGCGCCGCGTCATTTCACGCGCATAAATTTCAGCAGGTTTTCGATATTCCGTCACCTGCATGTAATCCGCAAGCGTCATGAATCCGGGCCACGCATAGCCTTGATTGAACGCTTGATTAACGTTGCCTAGCGCAGTCATATCAGCGTAAGAGCCGCCCTGATATCCGGCGTCCATCGCCAATTTTTTGCCTGTTACGCCTTTCGGCAACACGCCTGGAGGCGGTTCTGCCGGGGCAAAAAACCTTTCGGCAATTGCTCTTTGTTCGCGTTTCGTTTTCCGGTGCATCGTTGCCACTGCATCGGCAGAAATCTTTACGCGCTTTTTTACCGGCGCGACAGGCGCAACGATTGCTGGTAAAACGACTTTAACCTCAGGCGGCGACAGCCAGTCTGCAATCCGCTTTCTCCAGTTCATTTGCTCTTCTTCTTTCTCTGTTCGTCGATCAAATCCATGCCCAGACTTCTGCGCAATTCTTTCTGACTAGGCAACGGTTTATGGCTTTTGACGCGCTCCGACAGCCACTTTCTTATTTTTTCCTTGCTCGGTAGACGGTCAGGCATGACGCACCTCGCATAAGTTATCTTGTCCGCCCAAATCCCTTCAAGGCGTCAACCATATTTTGTTTCGGGCGCTGTTCTGCCGACGGCTTGTTCGTCAAAACTATCGCCTTACCCGCCGCCATCTGTCGCACGGCTGTCGGGTTGATAATCATCTGCTGACGTTTGATCGGAGCAAATTTAATCATCACCGAATCGGCAAGGTTTGGCGATCTTGTTCCGTCCGGGGATTTGTCGATCACTATCTTGCCAACGCCATTCTGCTTATACGTCGGCTGAGAAAGCTCTCCGATAAGCTTCATGTGATCCGCAAAACTCGAAGATATCGAGATTATTTCGTCAGGATCAAACGGCGCACCCTCGACAACAGCCCTGAAAGTCTTTTGAAATCGAGTGCGCAGCGACCACCACGCTTGTGCCTTCAAATTCATAAAGTAGTCTTCGTTTTTTCGGCCTTTCACATCCTCGCCAAGCGGATTAAAAACGCTTGCGCTGCCTCTAAACGCTTCAACCTCCAACAACTGCCGTTGCATTTTTTTCCGCGTCTCGTTGATGATGCGCGCATCGCCTTTTACACCTGCGCCTAGGCCATCCGCATCATAACGCAACAGTGCGTAACCGCTTGCGTCGCACAGCTCAAAGGCATGTTCCACCGTATCGAATATGTCGCTGCCTTTTCCGCTCCACTCCTTTACATACTCAATCAAAACGCCATGCGAGCCGCACAGGGCGTTTTTATCTCGCCCTTCGTCTGCTACGTCCAACGCTGCGATTCGTGCGCCTGTAGGCTTGATTTGAAGCTTTAAATGCGCGTCTATAGCCGCCATCGCCCATTGGTGCGGAATAACGACACCTGTCACGCTGGCAGAATACGATAAATCGACTTCTTGCGCCAGCGTGACAGGATCAAGTTCTGCCTGTTGCTTTGCGTACCAAATTTCGTTCTTGCGCGGATCGTCGCGCCAGTGAAAAGTGAATACCGGTAATCTACCTGCGTGACGCTTCTGCGCAAAAGGATTCGCTAATCCATGCGGCGTGCTGATGTCCTGCCTGCAATTCGTCGTCTGCGAAAGCGACGCTTCGACAAGTTCTGGATGCTCTAAATATGCCGATTCATCGACGAAATAAATCGATGTTCTATCGCCGCGTCCTATGCCGTCGCCAGATTCCCCGGCAATAACCGCCTCAGTCTCGGGGAATATTATCCGCATGTGAGGCGCATGCTTATCGCGCTCCCACCCGCCTCTAAATTCATGCGGCAGGCTGTCCATAAACTGCCGCGCTTTGTGGAATAAGGATTTCGGCGCGCCGATTTTATCCACATATTCCTCTTTGCGCGATCCAAACCCTATCGCCATGCCATCGTAGAACAAGCACAGCGTGCAAGCTAACGACACCGACAACCACGACATGCCCATATCACGCGATTTTTCGGTAATTCCAGGTTGCCGATTCTTCCAATTAGCGACAATCCACTCGATCCATTCGATTTGTTTCGGAAATAATTTGAACGGTATCGCGACAGGTAATCCTATCTCGATGTTGCGAGGGTCAAACGTCATGCCCCAGTCATCAATAAATTTCGCGGGATTCGTTTTATAAAACGACTTTAATCCGGCCAAATCCTTTGCGTCGAACTCTTTTCGAATTCTTTGAAGCATTGCCGCACGGCGTTTAAATTCTCCAGCTATGTCCGACGCTTGCCAATTATAAGTTTCGGCAGGGAGCAACTTTGCTTTTTCAACATCGCGCATATCAACCGCATCAAGAGTTGAGAAAGCTCTCTACTTCCATTTTACATAATGTATGTTATGCGAATATTGCGCTGCAACACGCTTATAAATCAACGACTTGCAACGTTTTTCTTCGCGCAACACTACATCTAGGGAATTTTCGTGAAACAATTTGCGTTTTTGCTGACACACACACTACCGGTAGTGCGCGTTACCCGCCAATAAGCTTAAGATAAGCCTTGCTCGCATCAACGCTGTCATCGGGAATCGCAACAGGCGTAATGTCTTTTTCTGCTCGCGCCGCCTCTGCCGCCTGCTCTTTGTTGCCGTTAAGAATTGCTAAAGGCACTTTCGACGCTTCGTTGACAACTTGTGTCATTTCGGCAATTTCCATCAGTACCGAACGATTCGTGCCAGGCTCTGCGCACTCGTCCAGCTGCTCCGTTTTAAGCTCTGCAAGACGCGAAACACGTGCCGCAACTGCCGATTGCCGACATCCGACATTAGACATATTCAGTGCCATCGTTCGCAAATTGTCCGCAACCATGTTTACTAGCCCGTTTGAATAAATGGGCAATTTAGACAATTTACTTTCCCATTCTATTTTTTCTTTTGCGAGCGCTCTAATTTTTTCCGCATCGGAATTAATTTGCTGCCCGATAGCCTTGCCCGAAACGCCATACTCACCAGCCAACGTTGACATCGGCACTTTATCTACGATGTGTTTTTTTCGAATCTCATCCCATTGAAACGGACGCAATTTGCTTTTACGTCCAGCAAGCGATTTAGGCTCAGGAGGCGGTGGAGGTGGAGGTGGAGGGTTCTTTGGCGGTCTGCCGCGCTTTCTCTTCGGAGGGTCAGGAATAGGAACAGGTTTTGCTTTCACGATCAATGCCCAGTCCGATTAAAGTAACTTTACGGACACCGATCCAACCTTGCGGGCAGATCGGAACCTATGCGTATTCGCTCTTCCGTATCGAAATGTTTCTTTTCGGATTGTAATCGCTTCTTTTTCATAATTCAAGATTTATTTTTCAAAAACTCATCCATTGCCGCCTGAAGACTGTCAGAAGAGAACTTTCTTTTAGCAATTTGTTCTTTTTCGTGACTGTCTACTGCGAAATCAGCTTTAGTTCTGATCGCCCTGAGCCTGTCCAGATTCGCGCTCCTCCCTCTATTATTCGCATCAACCTCGATTTTCCATTTTGAATCGATTACGCGACCAATCCTTTGTTTCCCCATAACTTTCTCCTCAAACGACATCCGCATGAAACTTCCCGCTGCAAAGGCTATCACGGGCCGCGTGCAGCGTCGAAGCGATTGTCGAGTACCCCCTAGCCAGCCGCCTTTTTAAACGGCCTGGCGACCCTTTATCGTCAATGTAATACCAAACAATGACAATTCGTTGAATCGACCTAAGCCGCACAATCTTCTTTTCCATCTCAATCGCATCGAGGACATCGATCTCCCCCAGACTATGCCGCGTATCGGCGCTTCCCTCGGCCATATCGATGTTTTCCAGCCGAGGGCGATAATATTTAAACATCGGCGACACTTTCGAGACTTGACCGCAAGGCCGCGCCCAACGCGCCCAATTTTGCAGCCTGACATCGATAGCATAGTGCTGCGCATGCACAATGTTTAAGCCGCACACATTTTCTTTGCTCATAATTTTATCTATCCTATTTCAAATTAAAAGTCAATGTTGCGCAAAATCAATCAAAAACCCGCGAACCCGAGAACCCGCCATTTATATACCGTTTGATAAAATAAATTAAATTACTTTTTCGATGTCTTTTATACAATTTACGTTATCTTTTTTATATTTAATTAATTTTATCTTCCGGTATATGAAAGAGGGTATGAGGGTTTGTGGGTTTTAAATGATAACTAAAAAGTATATAAAACGGTTTTAATATAATTTATAAATCTTAATTATTTTTCAAATCTATCTTTATTTAACTCAAAAACTTTCCCGTTTGACATCTGACTGGCGTTTTTCACGACATTTTCTCCGTGCGCGATTATTTTTTCATTAAGATTTTCGTCGGAAAGCATTTCTTTCCTCACGAAAGCTACACGCGACCTTTCCATCCTCGTGCCGCCCCGAAAAATCCACTTTTCTTGCCCCGACTGCGGATTTTTTGAAACGTACCCGGCCTGTTGCATCCGTTTATGCAGTAAGCGCGTGGCTGAGACCACCTCCCGAACTTTATCTGCATGGTCGAATCCGTCGCGAAGCAACTCGAACCCGAATACAATCTGTGGTCTTCCCAATCGATCAAGCGCTGCATCGAAAGCGTCTTCCGGTACCCCCCACGTATTGCACACACTCTGTTTCATCACGGTGTCTTTTGCCGATGCTTTGGGATCGAACGAGGATATGTCTCGCTGCATGAGCCATGCGTTGACCGCTGCGAACCCTACTTTATCCATCCATGCCACAAGATTTTTAAAGTAGCTTTCATCATCTTCTCTTTTGAACCATTCTGAGGCTAATGGGGAATGCATGATAAACATCCGTTTATCTTCTTCGGGGATGTGCATAGCGAAAGGATCGTTTGTCGTCATGATAATCCGCAGAATGTTGATGACGTATTGCTGGTTGATGCCTTTATATTCTATCGGTAGCGTGTCAGGCGGCGCGGCGCACAACGGCTTTAAAATGTTGTACATCGCAATCGCCTGTGCTTTGGCCACAGGTTTTACTTCATCGATGACGAGTAACGCTGTTTTCAAAAAAGGCTGGAATCGAAGAAACAATTGATCCGGCCCTATTCTGCGGCAGTTCCAGTGCCCCATCGATTTTATGACGGGTTGGAGAGCGACATCTTTCCCTATTCGCGTTTCGCCCGACAAAATTATCGCGATATTGCATTTTTCATATGTCTTTTGCACCATGTGCGCGCAATAATCAAAGAAAACATTGTGCTCTTCTTTGTCAGGCCAAAGCTTTTTTACGTGATTTATCCAAGGCCACGCCATGTCCACATCACCTTTCAGGTCTGGCGGCGGAACGTATTGATTATAGAAACGTCTTCCGGGAACTGGGGAAGCTCCCGCTTCTCCGACGAAAAAATTTTCGATGATTTGAGGCTTTCCAGGCCACCATGTGGAACCTTCGACGAACTGATTCCGCTCCACGCGCTTTATGTCTTCGCTAGGCTTTATCAATTTTGCTTTTTTTGTTTTAGGTCTTCCGGCTTTTTTTGGCGCAGCTGAATCCCCTTGTTCCATGGGTGACTCAGATTCACTGTTAATTAGCCGCCACCTCTCAATAGGGATAGATGCGTCTACGGCATCAGGGCCGTTCAGGGTGCCATCTTCCAAATCCCAAAATTTTTCTTGAGATTTGTCATAAATGTAATCTTCTATTTTTGCTAACCGCCTCTGTTTTTTTGTTGCTTCGATTAAGTTTTTTTCACGCGCTTCTACACGCGCTTGCATCTCAATCTGAGTTGGCGTTTCGGTTTCCATGACGTTCCTAAGTTCGTTGTCGAATCGGAATTATATTGACGATGAACTCCTCTATTTCATAGACAAGCGCGCTGACATTCTTTTTCTCTTCATCTCTTCATCTCTTTTCGCTCTATGAAGAGATGTCGGCAGGACGCCGGATCTCCTCGCGGCTTGCGTAACGCTTTCCCCTGACGCGATTAATTTCAGGGCCGTTCTCATTTCTTCCGATCGCTTCGCTCCCATAAAACCTCCTTTACGTTTGACGACAACTTATAATAATACAAATTACCGAAAATCAACCGTTATCTTCCGCTGCATTCTCCAATTCCTCCCCGGACGTTTCGTTTATCCAATCCGTCAACTCATGCCATCCTGCGCTGGAACAAACAGAGTTGCCATGGTGACAACGAAAAGACCCGAAATATCCGTTTTCCGGCGCAGGCTCCCGAATGGCCGCGCCGGTGTCGGCTCTATCGGTATGATTGCCGATGAAAGGGCAGTGAACCTCCATCCACCCGGAGCTGTCGGGCGTGTCTCTTTTTAACATTCCTCGCGCATAAAGCCATTTCCAATAAACGAGGAACATGCGATTACGCTCAATCGCATCCTCGCTAACCAAGCGCAGCGGCTTGACAATCGTCCCGTTAATGGTTAGTTTAAACGCTTTGAGCAGCGCATCGATTGAATACCGCTTTTCGTTTAATTCCAATAAAGTCACTTTAAACGCGCCGCCATATTTCGCTTTGTCGTTGACATAACCGGGGATCCGCGCCACCCGCGTCACACCGGCTTGCCCTGGATCATGGCCGAGCAATTGCGCAGAGATGAACGCCCTGATTAATCCGTCGAACCGCCCCATATCCGTTTCCGGCCTGTCCAGGATGTACAAGCACTGATGATTGTTCGGGGACGTTTCGACAATCGATGTAGGCGGCAAAGCCTTGATGATATCTGGAGACACTTTCGACCCGAGGCCAGTTCCGACATCATCGATAAACAGCGCCCGACCTGCGTCGAAACATGCGCCTCTACGGCGGAACGAATTATCAGCAGCACGCCCGAAGCTGCTGATGGTGACGTAAGCGTTCATTTTCGGCAAAATTCCACAGTCGTACATCAAATCCTTGTCTGCCGACCATGGACGCGGCTTCCAGGCGGATGGCCCGACTTTATTCGGATCGCCTGCGAATCCGCAAACGATTAATCTTTTTTCTTTTGGCAAATCCGCTCCAAGCGCGGACATAAACTCTTCGTTTTGCGACATTTTGCCCTCAAGTTTAAATATTCTTTATCTCGGCGAGTGCAGCCCTTACCTTTGCTTGATCGAGAGCGCGGACTATCCCGTTGTTGACTTGCGCGTAAATGCCGGTAGCGATAATGCGCACAAGCGCGCCAGACTCGGAAACGCTGCCGTCACACGACACAACGCCTACGAAGCGACTACCAATCGGCAGCTTGTCGGTGTAGAGCCAACAATTATCGCGGAGAGCGACGGCAATGCTGTCTCGGTTCGCGTGGGTCATTTTATTCGTCCACAAGCGATTGAATAGTCTCGTAATCGAGTGCTTCAACGGCTTCTTGCAGCTCATCGCTCACCTCGATATCGTCCAGAGTCACAACCTCGATTTCGGCATTGATGCCTAAACTAAACATAATCCTATTTGCGGCGGCGCGGTGCGTGCCTGTAAGCATATTTCCGTCCTTGCAATCGATCAAAATCGACGGGATTTTATCGCCGCGTTTTGCAGCGCGGATTAATGCGCGCACTTTGCACCAATCGTTAACTGCGTGAATCGGGTTACAGCCTTGCACACTAGGGTAGAGGACTGGCAGCGACATGATTTTCTCCGGTTGTTTGTTGATTCGATGAATTCATAATACCACACTTACTAGAAAGCGCAAGGAAATTTAAACAAAAAATCAAAACGGGCATTTGGCGTCGGGCGGCAGGCGTCGATCATGATTCCAGGAAATATCCGTCTCAACATCATCTGGATTTTCGTCGTACCTGGCGATGCGCGTGTCTTTTTCACAATTCGAATGATGAAAACAAAACTTGACGCCGGGGCGATGCGGGTGTTTGTGCCCTGAGCAATAACAGGTCTCTTTACTTCGGTCAATGCGACCTGCTGCACGGTCGTTGCGCTCTTTGTCCAAATAAAAGCGTCGATGCCCGCAGGTTTTGCACTTTTTGAAAGAAATATATTCCTCCAGTTTTTTGCGGAACATATTTCTCGCTCGGCACCTCATGCAACGATAAGCCGTCATCGCCATATTTTACCTCCATGCTTCTCTATTCGGATTAAGCGTCGATACGCGCCGAACAGAAATCCGGGCGCTTCGCTGTTGAAATCTCTCGCACAATCTATTGCGCCATTTAATAAATCTGTGTGGTACCAGCAAAAGCAAGGCACGTGCGCCAGAACGTAATCCCTGAGTTCGACGCAGTGAGCGCACGTTTTTGCAGTTGAAAAGTTTCCGTCCCACTTCCCTGCGACTCTTTCATATTTCTCGCCCGCATCAATTTTACCTTTGCATTCTAAGCATCGATGCGCCTTTCGTGCGGATAAAACGTTTTTTACCGAGTAAAAATCTGGCGAGCTATAATCACAATAACAGTCAACCATGCTGTGCCTCCTTAGGCTCTGCCGCATCGGTAACATCCTCTTCCACCGGCTTCGCGAGCGGCTCAATCGTTCGCTCGTCGAAATACCAAGTTCCCGCGAGAAGCGTAAAGCCGGTTTGACAAATACCTTTCCGATCCATGCGTGCCGCCCAGACGTTGCAATCGCGAATCACCCCGTGAAAAGCGACTATTTCCACGATGCGCCCTGCGATTTGCGATTTACCGCTTTCCCGAACGACAATCGCTAAATCTCCCGGCTTGAATTTGCTCATAAAAACTCCTCTTAATTTAACCCCTAAACTTTCTAGTCACTCGACTTTACTTTAACACACTCGCTGATTTTATTCAAAAAGAATTTATTCGCTAGAAAGTTTGCGCTATAATGATTTTACGAAAACGATTTAGAAAGATAAAAATGGACTGTGGCGGAAACACTCATCTCGATAAGGCGAAAAAAGAAGGCCTTGTTGAATTTAACGACAGGCTTAAGCTTAAGCTGGATTATCTCTTAGCTCGGGCACGAGGATACCCCAATTCTTTTTCCCCTGTGCAAAAAGCGTTCATGTTTAATTTAACCGGCAAAGCGCTAGCTGGCGCCGGTTATCTGCCTGAAAGCAGCATTAAAATGCTTGACGAGCTATTCCGCCTCCTTCCTGCGTTTGCAGACGCAACCCGCGGAGCCTTCAACGCATGCGACCCGAACCGGGAGCCGGACAAAAAACAAGAAAAAGCGAACGACATTCAACGCGACGGCGATCATTACAAAAAATCGAAAATTCAGGTTCGGGATTTTATCGTCGCCAACAACCTTAATTATTTAGAGGGAAACGCGATTAAATATATAACGCGGCACCGCTCGAAAAACGGTAAAGATGATTTGTTGAAAGCGACGCGCTATATCCAAAAGCTGCTGGAAATCGAATATTCAGAGGAGACGGAACGAAATGGCTGAACAAAAAACTCTCCGGCAGATGGTGGAGTTGAAAACGCACGAAGGGTTGACAAAATCTACTGCGTTCAAAATCGATCCGCGTGAAATCCGGATCGAAAGCGGATTCAATGCTCGCGCTATCGATGAAAATCATGTCGAAAGCATAAAAGCGTCAATAAAAGAAAATATGCGGATCCCGCCTATCATCGTGAAAGCGGTTGGAAACGCCATTTATGTCCGCGACGGCCATCATCGCGTGGAAGCTTATTGTCAATTAATTCGTGAAGGCGAAAAAATCGATAAAATCGATGCGATAGAGTTTAAGGGCACGTGCGTTGACGAAATCTTTCTGCTTTTGACCAGTGCGCAAGGAAAACCTTTAGCTCCTGTTGAACAGGGATGTCAATTCAAAAAGTTGACGAAAAAAGGGTTGTCGCACGCGCAGATTGCCAAGAAAATTGGAAAAACCGTCCAGCATGTAGGACAGATGCTGAAACTGATTGAGCTGCCCGAAGACGTTTTGGTGATGGTGAAATCGGGCGATGTCTCAGCTAGAGTCGCAATGGCGGCAGTAAAGAAAAACGACGCGGCAGCGAAATCCGTTTTACAAGCAGGCATCTACAAAGCGCACGCGGCTGGCAGAGCGAAAGCGGTGAAAAGAGATTTAAACGACGATCAAATCAGCCTTGAAAAAGCGATCCGGCTGGAAATAAGGTCTAACGGTCTGTGGCGCGCAGAAAAGTTTTGCGAAAAACACGCCGATTTAATTGCTTATTTGCGCGGATCGAAATAATTTACAAGAAAGAAGGAGAAGCGAAAATGACAACAAACAAGCGTCACACACAAGCGATTCGGGAAAGACGCTTGGCAGCTGATGTAAAACAGTTGAATCTGTATGTTCATACTTCCGAAATCGAGGCAGTTCGGCGCTATGTTAAGCGCCTGCCTGTTACGAAAACAGTTCTTGCAGAACTAAAATTAAAGCGACTTTAATTAAATTTGCAGGATTATAAAGCGATCAAACTCCTCTTGCGCTTTCTAGTAAGTGGACTATAATTCAGTTTATGGAAATGCAAACGGGGAAGACAGTGAACAAGTACACGGTCATAGTTAAATTTGCAGGAAAGTTCCTTGTGCAGGCGACTGTTTTTGCCGACACCGGTTTCGACGCTGTGGAAAAAGTGAAGGCGAGATTGCACAGCAAGTTCGACGGTCAATTTTATTATCGTCCTTACAGAGGATAGAATCATGTCAACGCTTCTTAAATTGTTTTTCGCGACAGCGCGAAATATTTCCGAGTCGATCTCAAACAAAATTCGCGAGATAGAGATAGAGCGGATGTTCGACTGAAATGAAGCATGATTGTTCAACTCCGAATCGTCTGTTGAATGCGTTGCAAGAACATTTTGACGTAAAGTTCGATAGCGCGCTAGCGGATAAACTCGGATATTGTCGCGATACGATCACGCGCTATCGAAAAAAAGAGCATACCATTTCGCGATGCTTTTTAAATAACGCCCGATTAAAAACGGGTTGGCAAATCGAAAAAGTTTACCTGTTGGCCGGATTTAAATTATTGGAGAATGTAAATGTATAGCTTATTTAAAAATCAAGATTCACAAGTTGAGTATTTAGCTGTTTTGACGCGAGAAATAGGGAGTGAAAGACTTTTTGCAAAAGTCGAAATCGAGGTCATTAAGGACAGCTTGAAGAAGAAAACGATAAAGAAACTGATAAAAAACAACCACCCATTGCCCCAGGGTTGCACGATAGACGGCGACGCCTATTTGACGGGCTACGGCCACCAATTACCGCAGGGCTGCACGATTGGCGGGACGGCCTATTTGACAGGCTACAACCACCAATTACCCCAGGGCTGCACGATTGGCGGGGCGGCCTGTTTGACAGGCTACAACCACCAATTACCCCAGGGCTGCACGATAGGCGGCATGGCTTGGTTGGAGGGCTACGACCACCAATTGCCCCAGGGCTGCACGATTGGCGGGACGGCCTATTTGGCGGGCTACGACCACCCGTTGTCGCCGGGTTGCGCGATAGGCGGCAGCGTTTTTTTAAGAGGCTACGGCCACCAATTGCCCCAGGGCTGCACGATAAGGGGTAGCGCCGATTTGACGGGCTACGGCCACCAATTGCCCCAGGGCTGCACGATAGGCGGCAACGCTTGGTTGGAGGGCTACGACCACCCGTTGCCCCAGGGTTGCACGATAGGCGGCAGCGCCGATTTGAGAGGCTACAACCACCAATTGCCCCAGGGCTGCATGATTGGCGGCAACGCCGATTTGAGAGGCTACAACCACCAATTGCCCCAGGGCTGCACGATAGGCGGCGAAATTATCGACGACGCTCAAAACGTGCTAAAAGAATTTTCTACGAGCATGTTGTTGGCGTTTGCAAATAGTTTGTTAGACGCGCCTAAAATTGAAACTGTTGATGAGATTTTGAAAGAAATCGACGGTTTCTGAAATAACATTTAATCAAGGAAAATACCGTGAAAAATATAGTTGACAATAACATGGCGCAATTATCGTTCGCGTTACGTCTTAAAAGTTTAACAGGAACTTTCTGCGCAGCGAAGTACATGCGCGCTAACGATTGGCCACTGCAAACTGCGCTATGGATACTGGTTAATCGCGAATTTAAATAAAATTGGAAATTTTATGAGTGAACATATAAAAAACAACCGCCCATTGCCGCAGGGCTGCACGATAGGCGGCATGGCTTGGTTGGAGGGCTACGACCACCAATTGCCCCATGGCTGCACGATTGGCGGCGATGCTTTTTTAAGAGGCTACGATCACCAATTGCCCCAGGGCTGCACGATAGGCGGCAACGCTTGGTTGGGGGGCTACGACTGCCCGTTGCCCCAGGGCTGCACGATTGGCGTCAACGCTTGGTTGGGGGGCTACGACTGCCCGTTGCCCCAGGGCTGCACGATTGGCGGCAGCGCTTTTTTAAGAGGCTACAAACACCCATTGCCCCAGGGCTGCACGATTGGCGGCAACGCCTATTTGACAGGCTACGACCACCAACTGCCTGCCGACTTAAAAATGTATGGAGTGCCAGGGAAACTGTTGCTTTTCAATAAATATTCGTTATGGAAATCCGTGGATGGGCTGTATTACGCCGGATGCAAACGCGGGTTGACCTATGACAAGGCCGTGGCACTCGGCGAAAATTTCGAAGATCAAAATCTTTCGGCATTGTTCATCGCTGCTATTCAAAAAGATTTAGGTTTAATTTAAATTTCGCCTTGCACTTTCTAGTAAGTGGACTATAATTCAGTTTATTGAGATTCGTTAGGAAATGAAAAATGAAATCGCATGAACCGATTCTTCCGTTAATTTGCGAGTTGCCAGACAGGGAGTTTTTGAAGTCGATTCGCGAAATTGAATTGGCTATAGCAAAAGAGCGGCATGAACAGCTTTTCCCAAAGCAAAACGAATTGCCGATTCTGCTTCGTCGGCAAGCTTTTTGAAACCTTTTTAAGGATTGATTATGATGATTATGAAACGCCCATTTCACCGTTTTAAAAGTTTTATGGCAGAAATGGTAGCAGCTTTATCTGTGAAAGGTGGTGTATTCGACGAGGTGTATAAATCACGCGGGCACGGCGGAAAGCACAAACCGAATCGCAGCCGTCCATCTCCACGGAGATTCGGCGGAAAATACTCCGGTCATGTCGGAGAAAGACAAATAAAGCGGCAGCTCTCTCAAGGATTGTTCAATACCGTCGTCAACGACTTTTCGATTATGCAGCAAAAGAAGCGTTAATTATTAGGAAAGAATGTGAAAAATGAAGATCAAAATAGATAGAAACCGACTTTTAGCTGCTCTTTGCACTTCCGCAAAAGCGGATCGTCGCGCCGACTTAAATCACATCCTTGTCGAAGCGACAAAGAATGAAACGCGCCTGACATCGACTACCGGTTCTGTAATGTCTATTCAACGCACGGTTCATTCTGAAAAAGAATCGAATGAATGTGATTTTGCTCGAGTTTTTATCCCAGTCTCGATTTGCAAAGGGATAAAGAAAGATTCGATTAATTCTCCATTGCTTTTGGTAGATGACGGGACGAATTGGCATTTGGTTGATTATTTGAAAGGCGTGTCATGGGCTTTCAAGGACGTCGTCCACAAGCGACGTCCTTTTGAACAAATGATTCCGAAAAAAACCGACGCAAACGGACGGCACGGGTTCGATCCATTACTTCTTTTCAAATTTCAAAAAGCGGCGCAAATTCTTCGAAAAAAAAGTGCGCGAATTTCGTTTGAATTCAATGGCTACGACGCCTATGCGGTTTTTGTTCTGAATGACCCGGATTATGTCGGCGTTCTGATGTCGCTCAGATTCTCTGGAGGAGAGGTCGAGTTTTGTCCTAGCGATCATTGGGCGCGGACGGCATTGACGTTGACGGAATGCGAAAAGTGAAACTCGCGATTATTTGGGATACCGAAACTACGGGTCTTCTTTTGCATCCGAATGCGGAGTTGAGCAAACAGCCGCGCATCACAGAATTTGGCGGCTCTCTTCTCGATTGCGCGACGGGCGCGGTGCGCGACACACTCAACGTGTTGATTAACCCGGGGATAGAATTGTCGCCGGAAATAACGAAGTTGACCGGAATCACGAATGAGATGTTGCGCGACGAACCGCCCTTCGTTGATGCGTTGCCGAAAATAAGCGCATTTTTTGCGCAAGCGTCAAGCATGTTCTCGCACAATTTGCCATTCGACAAAGGCGTTTTGATACGTGAACTCCGGCGAATCGATGCGAACGCGATAGAGACGTTCCCGTGGCCTGCGCACGAGTTTTGTACGGTAGGGCTTTATTCGGAGCAGTACGGGCGAAATCCGCGCCTAATTGAGTTGTATGCGGACGTAATGGAAAAGCCGCTGGAGCAGAAGCACCGCGCAATGTCAGACGTGGAAGCGTTGATTGAAATCATTCAAAAAGAAAGGTTATATTTATTATGAAAAGTGCATTTATCGGTTCGTTATGGCTTTTTATCTGGATTTGCGATTTTGCGGCTTCTTCTACCGTAAATTTTGAGTGTCCATGCGAAGTGTTTTCAATCGTCGCTCTTTCCATTATTAGCGCGTGGAATTTTGGAAAGGCGATCTTTTAACTGTGAATACTGGCGCAAGACTTTTGGTCATGCCTCAGTTACATCTGTAGCTGGGTGTGTAATTTTTATGGCTCCTAAAAGGACATGATTGTGAATTTTCTATGTTTTATGCTAGCCTCGACCGCGTTTGCGATGGACGTCTCGCTATTGCCCGTTCTAGCCGTTGATGAAAGCCCTTGGATACTCTTAGTGCTTGTGTTACTGCCTGTTTGCGTATGGATTTTAATTAGTCGGATTGATAAATTATGAAATGCATTCTGTGGACAGTTGTGGGCGTGATCAACGCGGCAATCGTTTTCCCGATGACCGATGGATATCCATTTTGCGCAGCATGCTCGCTAACGTTTGCGCTGTTCGCTGCCTATAAAGCTGCAATGAATTTATGACCATTCCAAATTTAAGAGTGAGAACGGAATTTTCGTTCAAATCCGTTTTCGGGCCGGTTGCGCTGGTAAGCGAAACGCTGGCGAAAATGAAGTGTCCTGCTGCTGCAATGGTAGATGTGGGGACGTGGGGACATGCGGCATGGGCGAAACAGCTAAAAAAAGACGGCGTAAAACCTATGTTCGGAGTCGAAATCGTCTGCCCACGAGCGGACGGCAAAAAGCCGTCTTGTTGGGCGCTGGCAACGGAAACGAAAGACTTTTACAATTTAAGCTCGCAAGCGTTAAAGAAAGATGCCGACTTTGACGAGTTGATGCGCAACGCCCGAGGCGTGATTCGTTTCGCTGGCGCGGCGCTCATGGAACCTGACACGTTCGATTACATCGATATAAATCCGGCGTCGCTAATCAAGCAAAAACAGGCGCTAGAACTTCACCGAAAAACGGGAAAACCGCTGGTTGTGACGGGGGATAACGCTTATCCTAGGACAGCCGATTACGCCGCGTTCATGGCGCTTTCAGGGCGCGAAAAGCTTACGCCGCAACACATCCTGTCTGAAGCTGAATTGCGCGCCGCATTGCCCTGCTTGACCGATGCGCAATTCGCGCAAGCGGTAAAAAATTCTTTCGAAATCGAGGAGCGCTGCGCCGATGCGCTGCCGACAGCGCCGATAATTGCGTTGGACGGGGACTTGCGCAAAATCGTCGAAGAAGGCAAAACCGTAAGGCTGGCGTTGAGACATATAACGGAATGGACGCTGGAGTATCAATCGCGGATGGAGTATGAACTTTCCGTCATCGAACTTAAAAAGTTCGAGAGTTATTTCGTTTGTGTGGCCGATTTGATGGAGTGGGCGAAAAAGCGCATGCTGTGCGGCCCGGGACGCGGCTCTTCCGCAGGATCGCTAGTTTGCTATTTGCTTCGGATAACCGAAATCGACCCGCTTAAACACGGATTGATGTTTGAGCGGTTCATGTCCCCAGAACGAAACGACATGCCTGACATCGATCTTGATTTTAGCGATGTGAAACGTGATGAATGCTTCGCGTATCTCGCTGAGAAATATGGCGCGGAAAAAGTGGCGCGAATCGGGAACATCAATACGTTAAAGCCACGCAGCGCCATGGGAAAAATTTGCGAAAGAATGGCGGTGCAAGATGTCGAACGGTTTAACGTCATCGACGTTTTAATCGATTACAGCGCAGGCGATGCGCGCTATGGACATTCGTTGGAAGATACGTTCGCGCAAACGGAATCTGGGCGGCGATTTGCAGCGAAACACCCGGAGTTTACGACGGCGCTTGGCATTGAAAATCATGCGTCGCATACCGGCGTGCATGCGGCAGGAATGATCGTTTGTAACGAGTCGATCAGCGATTTTTGCACGGTAGGGGAGAGCGGGGTTGCGCAAATCGACAAGCCCTATGCAGAAGCCGTTAACTTATTGAAGATCGATGCTCTTGGATTAAGCACATTGGGAATAATTGAGGACGCAGGATGCGTGAAAGCCGACGAGCTTTATGCATTGACGTTTGACGATCCTAAAGTCTTTGCGCTGTTGAACTCTCATCGTTTTACTGGCGTGTTCCAATTCGAAGGCACATCACAAAGGCGCATTGCTGCGCAAATCGACATCAAATCGTTTCGAGAAATTAACCACATCGTTGCGTTGGCACGCCCAGGCCCGATGAGTTGCGGCGCGACGGAACATTATATCAGACGTGTTGCCGGGAATGAAACTCTCCATTTTCATCACGTCCTGATGGAAGCTTGTTTGGGCGCGACTTACGGAATTGTACTTTTTCAAGAACAGGTAATGAGGATTTGCGCAGAAATAGGTCTTTTCGACTGGAAAGAGGTTTCCGCCGTTCGCAAATTAATTTCTCTGCGTAAAGGGGAGGAAGCGCTAAATGTTTGGCGTGAAAAGTTTCTTGCCGGAGCTATCCAAAAAGGCATGAAGGGCGCAGATGCAACGCAACTATGGGATGAAATGGTGTCGTTTGGGGCGTATGGATTTAACGAAGCCCATAGCGTTGCTTATGGCGCAATTGCTTACTATACCGCATGGATGAAAGTGTATCATCCATTGGAATATGCAGCTGCATGCTTGCGCAACGCGAAAGACGACGAGCAGGCGCTTTCCTTGCTCAGAGACATGCAGGGGGAAGGTGTCGATTATGTCGCGTTCGATGCGGATCGCAGCAGCATCGATTGGGAAGTTGTTGATGAAATGTTGATCGGTGGTTTTAAAAATCTGAAAGGATTCGGGCCAGCCAAAGCATCAGCGGCTGTCGAACAGCGCAACGCTGGAAAATTGAATAAAGAAAAAATTGCGAAAATGGAAGTGAAGTTTGCCGAACTGCGTCCGCTGCACACTGCCTATTCGGATTTGTACCGCAACCCTGAAAATCATGGATGTCGAACGGGTAGTGTAATCCGCCAATTAAACGAATTGCCGGATGGCGGCGATGTTCTGACAATTGGGCGCGTGATAAAAGTGGAGTTGCGCGATGAAAACGAGAAAACGCGATTGGATCGACGGAATGGAAAACGAATCGAAGGGCAAACGCTGTTCTTAAACATTATCGTTTCCGACGACACCGGATCGACATGTACGTTGCGGATTGATCGGTATAAGTACATGCCATTCGGAAAAACGCTTTTTGAAACGCTTAAAATCGGCGACGATTTGTTGTGTAGGGGATCGAGAATTCCTAGATTCGAAATGATAAAAATCACTCTAGTTAAAGTTTTGAATAGGGAAATAAAGGTTTAATTTCAGTTCACCAAGAATTTATTAGGAGGCGACATGATTGAGCTAAGAAATAATCTGCCATTGCCCCAGGGCTGCACGATTGGCGGCAACGCCGATTTGACGGGCTACGGCCACCAATTGCCCCAGGGCTGCACGATTGGCGGCGCTGCTTGGTTGAGAGGCTACGATCACCAATTGCCCCAGGGCTGCACGATTGGCGGCGCTGCTTGGTTGAGAGGCTACGATCACCAATTGCCCCAGGGCTGCACGATTGGCGGCGACGCTTTTTTAAGAGGCTACAACCACCCATTGCCCCAGGGCTGCACGATTGGCGGCAACGCTTGGTTGGAGGGCTACGACTGCCCGTTGCCCCAGGGCTGCACGATAGACGGCGACGCCGATTTGACGGGCTACGGCCACCAATTGCCGCAGGGCTGCACGATTGGCGGCGACGCCTATTTGAAGGGCTACGACCACCCGTTGTCGCCGGGCTGCACGATTGGCGGCGATGCTTTTTTAAGAGGCTACGACCACCAATTGCCCCAGGGCTGCACGATTGGCGGC